GGTGGAAGGTCCGAAGCAAACTGTATGCATATACAGTAAATCCGGCATCAGCTGCTCGGTCAATCCTGGGCGATGAAAATTCTGACGGGCGAGAGGGGGAATTATGTGCGGACGGTACTCGATCTATGAGTCGATGGATCACTACCTGCGCCAGCTATCGCTAGAGCTTGTGGTAATCAATGGCTACGACCACGAACCGATCAGTCGTTTCAATGTGGCGCCCTCGACCCGCGTCGAGATCATCCGCAGAGTAGACGAGGGGCTGAGTGTGGATAGGGTTAAGTGGGGATGGTCGCCTTTCTGGGCGAAGGGGAAACGCCCTGACCCGATCAATGCTCGGGCCGAGACGGTGGTGATGGGAAAGTTCTTCAAGGCTCTGTGGCCGAACGGGAGAGCTTTGGCACCGGCAAATGGCTGGTTCGAATGGGTTCCAGATCCTGCAGACCCGAAGCGAAAGCAGCCCTACTACATCACGAGCGCCGATGGCGGACCGCTATTTTTTGCCGCGCTCGCCGAAGTACATCAGGGACTGGAGCCAGATGAGCGGGATGGATTTGTCGTCATCACAGCCGCTGCTGATCAAGGCCTGGTCGACATCCACGACAGAAAGCCCCTGGTGCTCTCGCCTGAAACCGCAAGAGAATGGCTGGATCCAGCCACATCAGGCGAACGCTTGGAGGCCATCGTCGAGTTTGGATGCCGGCCGGCACGGGACTTCCAATGGTTTCCAGTTGGCAAGGCGGTGGGGCATGTTCGGAACCAGGGCCACGCCTTGATTGAGCCCGTCAGTGAACAGGACCGCCAAGGCCACCTAGAGCTTTGAGCTGATAGTCAGTGACCGCCTGACACTGTGACTCGGCAATCATCCGCAGACGTTCCACCTCTTCCGCCGACGCACCAGAGGCTTTAGCTTCATGGTGACGCTTCCATGCCTGCACGGCGTCGGTGTACATGGGATGATCCGGATAAAGAAACGGTGGTTTGGTCTCCATCTGAACTCCATTCTGAGGCCGCCATCATTGAATGGTAGCCGGTGCCCGACCTGCTCGGATTAACTGGTAATCGAGAACCGCTTGGTATAGCGAATCCGCCAATAGGCGCAGGCGCTCGACCTCTTCAGGCGGGGCACCACCTGTTTGCGCATCACGACGGGCCCGGACCGCTTCCAGAGCTTTCAGTAGCAAGGGCTCACCAGCGAGCGCCATCCCCTCCAGCGTTCTTTTCACGGATTAATCCTTTGGTGGAAGTCAGTGCATTATAGGCCGCCTCGCCCCAGTGCCCGCTATTCAGTGGATCGAGGCGATGCGGCTAAAATTGACCCTGACTTCACACCCCGATAAGGCGGAAAACCGAGCTCCACCTTGGCGGCTTCCTTCGCATGGTTAGGCGGTTGACAGCTACGCCTTCGCGGCAGGCTTGAGTCTGAACGTAACCCCCATCCTGTTGAAAGCGTTCATTGCAGCAATCGTGGCAGTCAAATCTACCAGGTCTCGCTCGCTGAAGACCGCGGAGGCGGCAGCGTAGGCCTCATCCGAAACATGGGTTTCTCCCACATTGGTCACCTCTTCTGCCCACTTCAATGCAGCGCGCTCTAGATCAGAGAATAAGTGTTCCGCCTCATGCCAAACCGCGACTAGCAGCACCTTGTCAACTGACATGCGGCCTTTGATCAAGTCGCGAGAGTGAAGATCGATGCAGAACGCGCAACCATTGATCTGTGATACTCGAAGGAAAACCAGATGTATCAACTCCGGAGGTAGATTCGTTCCGGTGGTTACATAGTGGTGTAACCCGGTCAGCGCTTTTGCTGCACCGGGAGACTTTTCAAACCAATTCATACGAGTCATACATACTCCATCAGCGCTTTCGTAAACACAGACGCATTTTATTGCGTACGCGGCTCGGCTCATGGGTCCAATCCGCTGTAATTTCTGGGTTCCAATAGGTGGCTAGGGCGCTTTTCTACTTCCCGGCTTCCTTGCTATGGGGAGAACTTTCCAAAACCGTCGATCACCGCCTCGCATGCCAGGCCGGCTATTCGGCTTCGCTCAAGCGCCGTCGCGAGGTCTCCCGCCATTCTGTCAGCTTCTTCAAGCAGTCCCCCGAGCACCACGACGGCAGAGGCTCCTGCCTGGCGCTGCTGGGCAGCAATGGCATCGCAGGTGGCTCGGTGGCCGTCCCGCAGTCTCGCGATTTCCCCGCGCAGCCCATCAGCAGCAGACTCAGCATTAGCGACGCGGCCTTGAGACACTTCCAGTTTCTTGCGTGCACTCTCCCCCTCCTCGTCCGCCACGGCTTGGCGGCGCTGTTCTTCGGTTCTGGCCTGGGCGGCTGCGCGCCGGTCGCGCTCAACCACCTGCAGGCGGTAGTCGGCCAACTCGATCCGGGCGGTGCCGGTTTCGCCCTGGGCAACCACCACCCGGTACTGCTGGCCACCGGCGACAAGAACCAGGGCGATCAGCCACCAGCACCAGGCAGGCACCGCTCCGAGCCAGGTCATGCCAAGGCCCTCCGCACACCCTCGTCGATCACCTGGTCAGGGTACGGATTGCCGCCGTTCTCGTGGACGATGATGCCGAGCACCATTCCGCGCAGCGTGGCCGGGTCCTTAATGTTGATCGGGTCGGTGGGCCGCACTCTCAGGCGCTGGGCCACTGCCGAAGCGTAAGCCTGGGTGTCGTTCTCGTTGCTCGGCGCCCAGCGGTTGATGGTCTCAAGCACGGTATCGATGCCCTTCCCACCTATACCTGGTATGCCGTCTTTGCCACGGTAGTTGATGAGCAGCTTGCCCAGGGCGCGGATACCGTTCTCCGGCTCGTCGAAGCGGGCAAAGCGCGGCTTGGCCACGCCCACCTCGAGACCAAGCTGCCCTTGCCAAGCGTTGCGTGGGTTGAAATCGATGTTGCCAGGGTTGTTGTTGCGCACTCCGCGGGAAGTAGTCATTCAGTGACCTCCTGTACTGGTTGACCTGCAGCTGCCTCCACGGACACGGTGACCTTGGCGGAGTAACGCTTGATTACCTGGGCGGTGCGAACGATTGCAGCTGGCTGCTCCTCCAGCAGCTTGCGAGCCGCGGCATCCGCATCCTGTTCCGTGGGGTATTCGTTCTGGTGGATGGGATCGAAGTTGTTACTGGTGTTGATGACGATAAACGGCATGGGTTTTCTCCAGGCAAAAAAATACCGCCGGATGGCGGTCGGGTCGGGATGTTGCTGCGAGCTAGGCCGGTACCGCCGGCCAATCAATTTCGGTTGGCCAGCCGGCCTGCTCTGGCACTCGGTTCAGCAGAACACGGTATCGCTGCCAATCCTTGAGTTTGGCCTCCTCCGCCTCGCTGGCCATCTGCAGGGCGGCGGCATCTATCAACGGCGCCAGAGCCTGGTCAGCCGTATGGCGAAGCTCGGCAATGGTCGCCAGCGCCAGCTCTTCCGCCTGCTGGGCCGCTGACTGCATCAGGCTCCAGTCAATCTGGGCGAAGCCAAGGGTTGGGAAATTTTCCTCGGCTGGCTTGCCGGGCAAAGCGACACGACCGTCGGGCACATCCACCAGATCCCTGGGGAAGCGCTCGGCCTCGGTCGACTCCGGGCAATTTGGCAGAAACAGGGTCAGCAGCAGCTGCCCGCCAATTCGCTGTATCGGGGCGGCCAGCCACTGCGAGCCGATGGCATTGACCGGCAGCGTGGCCCCTTCCATCAGGTTGGCCAGGTCAATGGTCAAGCCGTTGATGTTGAGCTGCTCGCCGTTCTTCCATACAGCGAGCTGCTGCGGCGGGTACATTTCCTGGGGTGTGAGTTTGATGATCATGAATGCCCTCTATTTCCACCAGCCAGTGCCAGTGAGCGAAACGACGTTTTGTGCGCGGGTTACGCTAGAGATGAACGCCGCCCCGCTAGGAGTGGCCCACGCAGTCGGTGATGAATTGTCGTACCCAGTGACTGGCACGTTCGAGACACCTAACCCGACATTAGTACTGGCCTGGAAAGCGAATGGCCAAGTCACGTTCTTCACCACGTTGGCGGAATAGCCGGTGAACGTCGCAACACAGATCAGTAGGCCGCTGGCGAACTGAAAGTAGTAGCCATTGGCATTTGAGCCTGACCGCATAAGTGCTCCGGCTGCCGGATCACCGATGATCGGTGCTGCTGCAGCGATACCTGCCGGAATTGCTCCATTGGCGGGCGCTCCCAAGGCACTGTAGAGCTCGTTAAAGTTGTTGAGAGCCTTCAACCAGGCGCTCCGGCGGTCGTCCCCACCGGCACCACTGGGAGCGGTACCGAGGTTGATAGTTTGCTTGGCCATATTATTCCTTGCTAAAGAGTAGGTCGGGCTGCGAACAGCGTTCTCCCGTTTGGATCAACTGGATTGATTGCCCCGTAGTTTTCTGTATAGGCCTGTAACATATCGCGCCGGCCGTTCAAGAAGCCCGCAATTGTGGCTAGCCATGGGCTTGTAGTCCCGGCTGGAACATACGTTGGGGACAGTAAAGCATTAGCCAAAAAGTAGTCATCCATATTGTTGGTCCATGGCATCTGACAACTAGCCGCATAGTATCCAGCACCAACAATTGGGTTTCCCGCCACTATGAAAGATGTAGTAGTTGGCTGACTATTCAACCGAACAATGTCGTTTGTGGAGGTGAAGATATCCACTCCCGAAGCATCGCTCACAGTGGCGCCATACGCTCCGACAGACACCGGACTGGCTGAGTAGCTACCCACGAACCAGTCCACTTGCATGGCTTCCAGCCATACGGGCCCAAAGTCAGGGTGCATGTATTTGGCGACTCGCCAGCCAGTCCAGTTGCCCGGCTGCCCCAGCACATAAAAATTCGAGAGCATCAAATGCCCAGGGCCGTTCACGAAAACAAGCGGACGTTCATATGTCGTTATCGGCGTCGGAAAATCATATCCATTGAGGAACGGCTGGTCCCTGTTCGCCCACGATGGAAAGGTAAAAGAACCTTGATACATAACATTCAAGACCCGATTGACCGAGTCGATTTGTGACTGGATGTTATTGTTTACCGACCGCACGCCATACTGGCCAACTCCTGTAAATGGGGCTCCACCGCTCGACAAGACCAGAACCTGCCACGTCTCGTTGAACCCTCGTCGAATTGTAAGCAGCCCAGGCGAGTACCAGGCCTGTGGAGACCAGTTAGTCGAGCTCGAAGCCGGCGCCAATCGGTCCACCACCACAAACGAGTCACTTTTGATTTCTGGTATCGAAAAGGTCTGCTCAAAGCTACCGTCACAAGTTACCTGTAGCATCTTGAGGGAGCGGATTGGCGTGCTTGCGGTGTCGAGGGTCACCCTTGAGGACGCATCCTTCGTCCTCAGCCCATAAAGAGCAGCCATCAGGTCAGTCTCCCCACCGCGACACGCTCGACGCCGTTCACGTCGTACACATACAGCCCTCCATTGTTCAGCAACGTAGAGCCCTGGGCATCTTGGCCCCGCAGAGTGAATGTGCCCGCTGCAAAGTTGATCTCCAGCAGCGGCAGGCCTTGGGCGTTCAGTGCAGCAGATCGAATGGTCATACCGGCAACAATCTCTTGAATGAATGCCCTGTTGATCACCGCCTGGTTGATGAAGATCTGCCCACCCTCAACCACGAATGGCAGGATCGTCTGGCCGTTCAGGCTGTCGATGATCGCGAGTCGTTGGGCCATCAGCAGGATCTCGCCCTCCTCCCCATTGCTGCCGATCGCGATGCCCGAGACGACCTTGCGGCCACCTTGGTTTGTCTCAACCTTCAGGGTGGTTTGAGCTGACACCCTGCCATTGATGTCAGCCATCACCTCGCTGACCTGCTGCACCGACGCATTGGTCTGGCCTAACTGCGCCTGGACCGTCTCGACCTGCCGCCCCATTGCAATGCCATCCTCGATCCGGGCCGATTGCTCGGTCCAGACACCCACCAGACCGCCCGTCGCGCCTGCCAGGCCGGAGCTATCACCCTCCATTTCCGGATTCACCTGGACATACAGCCCGTCCAGGCGGCTGGCCTGCGCGGTGATCGCGGTGCCCTGCTGCTTCACAACCGTGTCCATCTGGCTGATCGAAGTGGCCTGGCCACCGACCGCACGAGCACTTGGACCAGCGACAAACGGCGACGGACCGTTGCTCTCTCCAAGCCGCTTTTCGATCATCACCGAATCGATCACCAAGGTCAGATCGGCAACGACTGTCTGATTCAGGTAGAGCGTGATGGCCGCGCGCGTGCTGTCGGTGACCGTGATCGGCAAAGTGAGCCTTGTCCTGGCCGTGGAGTACGCCACTACAGCAGATGTTCTTCCCGAACCATCGTACAGCGAAGCCCTCATGGAACCTGCGGCGCTGCCTCGTACATACATGGATACCAGGTAAACGCCAGGCTCGATCCTGACGTTGTAACCAGCCACGTTGTTGATCGGGCTGAGCATCAGAAAATGCCCTGCCGTGGCAAAGCCACCGACCTGATAGCCAAAGCCGGAGTCAGCCTCAGGGACTGCTACGCCAGCCCGCGTAACACCCGACGAAGAGACCAATGCCGGTAGCACCGTGGAGGTTAACCAGCTGTACTCGTCACTGAGCAGGTTGGCGCCATTCCCCCCGATGCTTCCCACGCTGCTTTGAAGTTGCGTGAGTGCCTGGCCCTGGCTGGTCAGTGTGCTGCCTTGCTGGGTGACACTTGCACCCAGGGTGTTGATGGCATCCGCATTAGCAGTGTCAGCAGCAGTGACACGGCGCGCCACGATATTGCACCACAGCGCTCTCCCTGTGCCATCAGCTGGCTGAATACGCGTCAGAAAACGCGCTGACACCGCGGTCGGCGGCGCCGTGATGCGCCCCGAAAAGCTCTGGAATCCACCGCCGGCCGAGAACGTGAAGGCGGTGACGTAGCCGATGCTCGCTCCGGCCTTGTCGAAGAACTGCATCTGGAAGTTACCGGTCTGCCCGGCGGTCATGTACGCCCGATAGATGTCGGCAGACAGGTCGAACTGCTCGCCCCCGGTGGTCAGCACGTTGGCAGCTACGCCGCAGAAGCTGTTCGCCGTGAACGAAATCGCCTTTCCCGCCGACGCATGGGCAGTAAGACCGGCAATCGTCGGCCCAGCAGTCCATGGATCGGTCACCCCATCCTCGAAACTGCCACGTAGCACCAGGTTGTCCGGCTGCTGGTTCAAGGAAGCCTTCAACTGGGTCAGCGAGGAGCCCTGGCTTTCGATCGTGTTGCCTTGACTGGTTACTGTAGATTGCAAGGTCTGCAGCGCCGACGCATCCGCTTTGGAAGCCAGCTGCGCCAGTGCCGACTGGGCTGCCGCCGCCGCGTCGGTGGCCACCCTATCAGTCACCGCCACCCACGCCGAACCGTTCCATCGCTTCGGTGTATTGGTGGCGCCAGTCGTGTCGATCCACAGGTTCTCGGCTTGCCGGTCGGCGACCGCCGGTGTGCCAGTCTGGTACAGCACCTTGCCCTTGCTACCCGCCAAGTCGGACGCCGCCTGCGCCGCCTGTTGGGCGGTCGTGACATTGCCGTTGGTGGTTTGCAGGCCATTGGTCAGGTTGGTGATGCTATTGCCCTGACTGGACAAGGTGTCGCCCTGGTTTGTCACGGTGGTGCTGAGCGCCTGCAGCGCCGAAGCATCCGCTTTGGTCTGAGCAACCGCCAGGGCATTGGCAGCTGCCGCAGCAGCATCCGTGGCTGCCTTGTCAGTGACCGTCACCCAGGTGCTGCCACTCCAGCGCTTCGGAGTATTAGCGTTGCCGGTCGTATCGATCCAGAGATTCTGGCTCAACCGATCAGCCACATCAGGCGCCGCTGATTGCACGATCACCTTACCCTTGCTACCGGCCAGATTCGACGCTGACTGCGCAGCCTGCTGCGCCGCAGTGACGTTCTGATTGGTAGTCGCCAGGTTGTTGCCCAGGTTCGTGATCGAGCTGCTGGCCGAGGACAACCCGCTCTCGGTTTGCGTAACCCGCACGTCCAGAGCCTGATTCGCCGCCGCCAGCGCGCCGGTTGCACGCGCCGACGGCCCTGCCACGAATGGCGAGGGGGCATTGCTCTCTCCTACCCGCTTCTCGACCATGATCGAGTCCACCACCATTGATGCGCTGGCCGCGGCGTGGCGGTTCGGGTAGATCAGCAGGCCGACCTTGGTGCTGGCCGTGATCGTGATCGGGAACGTGATGCGTGTGCGCTCTGTGGTGTACGGCAGGATCACCGAGCGGGATGTCACCCCGTCATACAGGTTGGCCATCATCGAGCCGGCCGTACCGCCCTTCACATACATCGACACCAGATAAACCCCGGGCTCCACCCGGATGTTGTAGCTGGCCTGAGTGTTGGCTGGGGCCATGACGATGTAGGAGAAGATGTTATCGCTGGCAGCTTGCAGGGAGTAACCGAACCCGGAGTCTGCCTCCGGCACGGCCACCCCGGTTTTGGTCAACAAGGCGCCGCCCGTGACCGGCAAGGTGGCCGAGGCCAGCCAGCTGTAGTCACTGTCGAGCAGGTTGGCGCCGTTGCCCGCCAGGCTACCGATCGTGGCCTGCAAGCCGGTGAGCGCATTACCTTGGCTGGCCAACGTATTGCCCTGACTGGTGACGGTGTTGCTGAGCGTCTGCAGCGCGGAGGCCTCTGCCTTCGTGGCCACCTGCGCCAAAGCGCTAGCAGCCGCTGCGGCTGCGTCCGTTGCAGCTTTGTCCGTAACCGCTACCCAGGCCGATCCTGTCCAGCGCTTCGGTGTATTTGCCCCTCCAGTGGTGTCGATCCAGAGGTTCTGCGTCAGGCGCTTGTCTGCAGCCGGCGCCGATGTGCCATAGATGACCTCCCCCTTGGCGCCAGCCTTGTCCGACGCGGCCTGGGCAGCCTGTTGCGCTGCTGTCACGTTGCCGTTGGTGGTCTGCAGACCACTGTTCAGCTGAGTGATGCTCACGCCCTGGCTGCTCAGGGTGTTGCCCTGACTGGTGACGGTATTGCTGAGGGTCTGCAGCGCCGAGGCGTCCGCCTTTCCTTGCGCAACGGTCTGCAGGTCGTTGTTCAGCTGGGTCAGCGCCTGGCCATGGCTGGTCAGGGTAGTACCTTGCTGAGTAACGGTGGTCGTCAGGTTGCTCAGCGCATCAGCGTTAGCCGCGTCAGCTGCCGTCACCCGACGGGCCAGGATGTTGCACCAAAGCGATCGACCGGTGCCGTCCGCTGGCTCGGTACGAGTCACAAACCGGGCCGAGACCGCCCCCTCCGGCGCAGTGATTCGACCGGTGTACGTCTTGAAGCCGGTAGTCCCCGCCGGCACCGAGAACGCGGTGAAGTAGCCCAGGTTGGTGTTGGTCTTGTCGTAGAACTGCATCTGCAGGCGGGTGGTCTGCCCGGCCGTCATGTAGTTCGGCCAGATGTCCGCCGCCAGGTCGAACTGCTCACCGCCCTTGGTCAAGACGTTGAAGCCTATGCCGCAGAAGCTGTTGTCGTAGAACGAAACGCCCTTCCCTGCCGACGGGTGCGCCGAGATATTGGTGATCATGGGGCCATTCGTCCAAGGATCAACCAGACCATCCTCGAAGCTGCCACGTTGGATCAGGTTATCGGGCTGCTGCCCGATCGAGGCCTTGAGTTGGGTGAGCGCCGCACCTTGGCTGGTCAGGGTATTACCCTGACTCGTCACGGTGGAGTCCAGCGCTTGAAGCGCCGAGGCATCGGCCTTGTTCGCTACCTGCGCCAGTGCGCTGGCAGCCGCGGCTGCAGCATCGGTCGCCACCTTGTCGGTGACGGCCACCCAGGCACCGCCATTCCAACGCTTGGGTGTATTCGCCGCACCGGTCGTGTCGATCCACAGGTTCTCAGCCTGACGGTCGGCCACCGCCGGCACCGCCGACTGGTACAGCACCTTGCCCTTGCTCCCGGCCAGACTGGCCGCAGCCTGGGCGGCCTGCTGAGCTGTGGCAACGTTGCCGTTGGTGGTTTGCAGACTGTTGTTGAGCTCAGTGATGCTGCTGCCCTGGCTCGACAGCGTGTTGCCCTGATTCGCCACCGTGGTGCTCAGCGTTTGCAGTGCAGATGCATCAGCCTTGCCGGCCAACTGCGACAATGCCGACTGCGCAGCCGCGGCGGCATCCGTGGCAACCTTGTCCGTCACAGCCAACCACGCGGTACCGTTCCAGCGTTTCGGGGTGTTGGCGTTGCCGGTGGTGTCAATCCACAGGTTCTGCGCCAGGCGGTCTGCAGCGGCCGGCGCAGTTGCTTGCACCAGCACCTTACCTTTGCCCCCCGCCAGCGTGGCCGCGTCCTGGGCGGCTTGCTGGGCTGCGGTAACATTCTGGTTGGTGGTGGTCAGGCTGCTGCCCAGCGCAGTGACAGCAGAGGCGTTCGCCTCATCACCGCTGATCCGAGCGGTGCGCTCGTCTACGACAGAAGCGACCGACGCCGACGGCGCGATCTGGCCGACGGCAATCCAGTCGATTTCGAACACATCGCCGGCCGCCGAGCTGAGCCACAGGTAGAACCTGGTGATCGTATTGTCCGACCAGTCGCTGCCGCCATTGGTCAGCTGCGACATATTCCACTCGAGTACCACGGTCTGGCCAACCGCCAGTCCCGGGTTTGGGATGATCTTGTTGTACGAGGTCGACGACCCATGGCTGGCCGTCACATAGGACACCTGACCATTCCAGCCTGAACCTGCGCGCCGGGTGATGCGGCAGCGAATGCGGTCATGGTCACGGCCTTTGAGCGACACAACCGGCGAATTGAGGTACGAAGCGCCGGTGTCGTCATTGGTGACGATCAAGCGGCCGTTCTCAAGGGTTAGCGCGCAGCGTGTACCGGTCCAGCCCTCGACGGTCGAGACGAAACCGAAGTTCAGTGCCGAGTCAAAGCCACCGGACTCGGCGCGCAGGGTTGCGATCTGCGAGGCCATGGCAGCATCCGCACTGGTCCGCGCCGTAGTCTCGTTACTGATCGCGGCGGCGTTCGAGGCGGTACCGGCCGCCACGGTATCGATACGCTGCCCCAGCGCAGAGTCGGCATTGGCTCTGGCGGTGGCCTCCGCCTGGATGGCAGCGGCATTGTCACCAGCCGAAGCCGTGAGGGTGTCGATCTTCTGGCTCAGCGAGTCGTCCGCCGACTGACGGGCCTGCGCCTCGCTGGTGATCGCCGCCCCACGAGCCTGGGCCTCGGACAGCAGGCCCTGCGCGCGTGCAGCAGATTCATCCGTGATCGCCTTGGTCCGCGCCTGGGTCTCGACGGAAATCGCCTTGTTGCGGTCGATCACCTCCGTTGCGATCGCCTGATTACGAGCCGATGTTTCAGCGGCAATGGCTTGGCCGCGAGCTGTGGCTTCAGCCGCAATAGCCTGGGCCCGAGCAGTCGCCTCAGCTGCAAGTCGCTGGGCAACGGAGCCTGCCTGAGTTGGCGGGCCGGAGATCAGCGAGACCTCTTGGCGCAAAGCCGGCGCCAGCTGCCCAGCCTCGATTTTGTCCTTGAGCGCATCGAGCATGGTCTTCACGTCAGTCGACGTGGAAGCCACTACCTTCAGGAAGTCGCTGACACCGTAGGCGTTCTTGGAGCGGATGAAGTAGGCGTAATTGGTAGCGAAGGCCAGACCGGTGTGGCTCAGCGTCAGACCCTGACCAAGGTACTCGCCCTGGGTCGCCTGCGGATCGGTCGAATAGAAGTACTCGTAGGTGCCGCCATTCAGGCCGTGCAGCGTGTTGCTCGGGTACAGCGTGATGGTGTCGATGGTGGCCTGTACCACACATGCCTCGGGCACCGGTGGGCCATCGATGTTCACCGTGATGCCGGCTTCGCCTGAGCGGGTCAGCGGACCCAGAGCGGCCACGCTCATGGTGTAGTTGCCGGACGGCAGGCCAGACAGCGGCAGCTTGAGCGTGGTGGCCGGTACCTGCTGCGCCTGCACGGCCACCGTGCCCTGACGCACCGTAATGGCGTAACCAGTAACCACCCCGTAAGGGGCGACCCACGCCAAGGTGCCCTGGACTACCTCAGCATTGTCTTCGGTCGACCAGGTGAGCCCGGTAGGGCTGCCCAGGCCGCCGGTTGGCAGGCTGATGAAGCCGATCGGATTATACGGCTGACCTACAGCGTCATCGAAGATCGCCGGCTCGTTCTGTGCCACCGACACGTTGCAGCCGCTGTCGGGGCTCATCGACCAGTCGGTGACAATGAATTCGCCGACGATGTTCAGCGACGGAAGGTTGACCTTCACCGAGCGGCCTGGTCGGCAGTTGTAGCCCATGAAGTTCATGGGGATCGACAAGGTCCCGCCTGCTCGCCGGCGGCGCAGCTCAATATTGGCCAGGCGCTGGGCCTGGTACGGGTTGCTGACGTAGGAGAACGACAGCGTTTCTGCCGCCTCACCGCCGTCGGCCTCCACCCATTCGCTCACCGATACCTCGGGATAGTCTGTCTCGGCCCAGGCCTGAGCCGGGTCCACGAAAGTACCACGCACGGTGTTGATCGCCGAGTCGTTGGTCGGCTCGGTGCTGCCGGTGACGGTGCCGATCACCATGTCCTCAGTGATCTCGAAGTCATACGGGCCGTAATAGGCCCCGACCTGCAGCATCCAGCGTCCGCCTACACGGATGAGCTTGCCACCGCACGCCGCCTCCAGCTTCTGCATCACCTGGGTGCGCGACTCGTCGGCCCCAATGACACAGCCTGAGCGGTATCGTGCCGAGGTACTGCCGTCTGCGTTGGCCAGCATCTCATCGCACACGCTGGCACTGTTGGCGAAACTCGCGAACACGATCTCATCATCTGGCACGCCGCAGCGATTGCGCAGGAACCAGAGGATGTGAAGTGCGGTATTTTCGCTGTAACCGGCGGTCCCGGTCCGAGGATCGTAGATGTCCCGGCGCCCGCGAATTACGAAGCGTACATCCGGAATGCCGGAGGGATACTTTTCGGCGCTGTACTTGAACGACAGCCGGACAAAAGACAGGCCCCGGCCGATCTGGGTGTCGCGCCAGTCCGGGCTGTTGGCTTTCAGGAAGGCATTGACCTGAGTCGGATTGGTGACCAGCTCATAGCTCGCGTGCTCCCCATAGGACTGAACGCGCTCCTCGCCGAGGAAGATATCCTCCAGCCCGTCAATCTCTCCCTCCGACAACACATAGACCATGTGCAGCCACTCGCCATCGGCCTGGTCACCCGCCTGCTCCTGCCCCCAGGCTAGAACGCCACCAGTGCTCACCCGGCCCAGCACGTAGCGAGCTGCCGCCTTGGACGAGCGCAGAGTCTGGCTGGACGGTTCACTGGTGCGCAGCGAGCCGGTATCGAGCTTGTCTTGCTGCGACGCAACGTAGAACGCCATCGCTGCGCCCGCCAGCGCGCCCCAAGGTCCGCCCTGAATGAAGCCGATGGCCGCACCGACCGCGATCTGGGCCGCCTTCTTGACTGCAGAACTCATTCAACCCTCCACATCGTCAACGGTTCACACTCAATACGCCCGACCCCATCGGGGGACACCGACCAGAACTCATCCGCCCAGAACACCGCCACGCCTCGCCCGTTGGGGCCTTCGTACAGGGCGATGTCGCCCCGCTGCCGCAGGCCTGGCTGGATACGGAAAAAGCAGGCATCCCAGGCGGCCTCCAGCGAACCGTGCAGCTTATTCAGCAAGCGCTTGGCTCCGACCTCAGATGAGTACCGGCCCCGATAGGCTTCGGCAGGATCAACACCGCACACCGCCTGGGCGCAGTCGGCTGCAAACAGGCAGCAGTCAAATTCGCCCCATGAAAAAGGCCGCTCGGTGGCGGCCTTGATCGTGTTGGCAAGCTGTGTCGTCCAATCGCGCTTTCGCATGGCTATGTCTCGTAGGTGAACTTCGGAGCGTCCTTGGAGGCGCCCCAGTAGATGGGCCAGTCGGCGATTTGGGCGATGGCGAAGAAGAAGCGGTCGTCCTGCCGGCGAGCCCGGTGATTCTCGTCGGTCCAGCGTTCGGTACCAGTCCGGTTCCACTCGGCCATGCGGTCGATAAGGGGAACCGTGATGCTGTTGCCCTCCTCGCCGTTGCCTGCATAAGAGAACTTGGCGGCATCCATGCGCCCGCTGAACAGGATATCGGCGGCATAGCTGCCGTCCTGGTCGAACACTACGAACATCAGCTTGCCGTTGCGCCCCCGGCACCCCTTCAGCGAGGTTTCAGTGATGATCTGGGCGTCCAGGCCGTTGAGTGTCAGGTCCACCGACATGGGCGAACCCGAGTTGCTGCTCTCCTGCGACTGGCCGACCGCCCCGAAGCTGCCGACGCCCTGATAGGTGATGCCATCGATCACCAGGTCGCCGGTACCGGTATGCGCGAAGACCATCCCATCGGGGAAATCCAGCTGGCAGGCATATACCGCCATGAAGTTGCCCTTGGCGATGATGTCGACGACTGTCTGGCTGAACGGGAAAACACCGGTGGCCATCAGAATGCCTCTCGAAATTGCAGAGTCGAGTTCGAGACCACGGGCTGAGTGGTCCATTCGTTGGTGTCATCCATGCGGCGCATCTCGCAGTAGGGATTCTTGTACTCCACTGCACTGCCGACCGGGATCAGCTTGCGGATGCGCTTGTTCACCGCAATCACGGCTTTGCCAGCGGCGTCGGAAGAGGCGTGCTCCACCACCTCGAACATCTCCCCGCTGATGGTGATGAGATCGCCGCGGCTGAATACCTGGCGGCTGGCCAGCATGCCTTGCAGCTGCATGACGCTGGCCTGGGCATTGGCGACTGCCACCGTCGGCGTGCCGATGTTGTCCATCCGCACTCGGGTGAGGTACGGGATGTTAACCGTGCCGAACATCCCGTGCAGGCGGCCCAGCAGCGATGTCAGTTCGCGTTCGTCCTCCTCATACAGAACGCCGAAGTTCATGGTGCATTTCCAGTAGGAGCCAGGCTGAGCCACGATCTGCTGCGAATTTGACAGCGAAGAACTGAAGCCCCGATTGTTGTAGACGACACCCCAGGTGACCTCTGTGGGCTCCAGGTCCTCGGGCCATTCCTCCGCCATTGGGTCACTCCAAAAAGAAAGCCCGCCGAAGCGGGCCGAGCATAGTTACCGCCGCTGCAGCATCTGCCGCCCGGCGCCGTTGGTCTTGAAGTCTCGCAGCATGAGCTCGTAGCCATCCCGAGCGCCCTGCTCGGCAGCACGCCGAACATCGGCCAAGGTGGCAGCGTTGGCTTGCCCTGACACCTGGATGTGTTGGGTGATGCCGCCAAACGTGATCGAGGATTCTCCGCCGCCTCCTCCGGCGCCAGCAGCCATGACGCCAAGGGAGCCGTCCGGCCCCCGGTGGAGAGGCAGAATTGCTTCGGGACCGGCCTCGGCGAAGACCCCCGCGCCCTTGGCAAAGGCGAACATCTGAGGGCTGTCGTACACCCCGCCGGAGAAGGCAGACAGGCTGGGCGAGTCGTAGACCCCGCCCTTGGCGTTGGGAATGACCTCGCTGAACCCGGTCATGGTGCCCTTCCCCAGCGCCGCCCCACCGCCGCCCAAGAAGCCGAACGCCGAACTGAGGAAGCCGGCGGCTGCCTGGCGCACCTGGATGCGAATCAGGTCCTCGATGATCGCGTCCGCGAAGTCCTTGAACGACGCCTTGCCGGTCTTGATGAACTGAACGATGCCGTCTTCGAGGTTGCTGAACGCATTGGTGAACAGATCTTCGGTCTGGCCCGCAACATCGGCAGCGCTGTCGAGGTAGTTCTCGAAGGCTGCCGAGGCGCCATTACTCCAGTCCGCCTGGGCGGCATCGATCTTGATGAAAGTGTCCTCCTGAACCTGCACCAGCTTCGCGCCGTACTCCTGCCTCAAGGCGATCTGCTTTTCGAGCTCCTGCCGCTGCTTCTCGTTCGAAGCGGTGGCCAACTCATCGCGCAGGGCCAGGATCTTGTTGTTGTTCTCCTGCTCGAGCGCTAGGCGAGATTGAGCACGACTTGCCCGCTTGTCGCCCATTCCTACCGCTGCCGCTGCGGCATCACCCTGCTGCTGAGCTATCGCCAACTGACGCTCAAGGTCGGCCTGGTACTTCATCGCCCGCGACAGGCCGGTCGAGGCCTGCACCGCACTATTGAATTGCTCGGCGAGAGCGCCAATGGCTTTGCCGTACTCTTCGGTGGTGATTTTCTTCTGCGCCAGCAGTAGATCAAGGTTCTTGGTCTGCTTCTGAAATTCATCGGACGCAGCGCCTACGGGGTCGTAAGCCTTCTTCAACTGCTGATAAGCGGTCTCTGCTTCCTTCAACTGCTGATTCAGCTTCGTCTGCGCAGAGGTGGCGTCTTTCGTTTCCTGCTTGGCGCCCTGATTGGCCTTCTTCTGGGCCTCGATCGCGCTGGCAGCCGACAGGATGGCTTGGCGGTCAGTCTCGGTGAGGTCGGCGTTTTCGGCCAAGTAACGGTTGGCGATCTTCATCGCATCGCCGTTGTCCTGTAGGCCCGCCAGCTGCTTCTGCAGGGTTTCGAGGTAAGTCTGCCCCGCCGTGCTCATGCCGGCTTTCGCGGCGTTGTTGGCAGTGGTCGAAGCCGTGTTTCGGTCCGTCTCTCCTGTCAGTTCGGCGAGCTTGGTCTTCAGGTTTTGCAGCTCACCGCTTAGATCGGAGGCCTTGATCTGCCCCTTTTCGATAGCTTGGGCCATCGCCTCGGTTACGCCCGGGATGCCGCGCACCTGGTCGGCGACAGCCTTCCAGTCCACAACCGCGCCCTTCGCAAAGTCGTTTGCGGCATCTCGCACCAAGTCGAGTGCTTTTTGCGCCTCCGCGGGCATGGGAGCCAGGCCGGTCATCAGGCCGTCGACGCCAGCGGCGCCTACGCCACGAAGATCGTTTTCGAACCGATCGGCAATCGCTCCAGATACCTGCGACAGTTGGCTTTGCGTGTCCTCGATTTTGCCTTGTAGTTCGCGCAGCGCCACGGCCTGCGTCGCACTGTTCAGCTTGTTGAAGCGCTCGACCAGCTTGTCGAGCGGGTCGCCGAGGTCGCCCAGCTTCTTTTCGAGCGAGTCCGAGTTGTCTCGCAGCAGCAGGAAACTCGCAGCGGCAGTACCGGCCAATACGGCAAGACCCGCTGGCCCACCTAGCGCAGCGAGAAGGCCGCCTCGGACGGTCGCCTGGGCCAAGTTGGCTTGAGCAATGGCCAGCGCCTCTGTTGAGGCGGTGAGCGCGGCCTGTTTTGGGATTAACTGGGTCTGGACCAGAGTCAAACGCTGCAGGCCTGTGGCGGCAGCCACAGAAGCCTGAGCTTGCTGCAGTTGCGCTTGAGCGAAAAGCCTTTGAGCATCAGCGGCGATTACAGCAGCCTCTGCACTTCTAACCGCAGCAGCCCGCTGAGTCAGCAGTGCTTTCACAGCGACGTAGGCTTTTGCCGCATATGTAGTGAGAGCTGCGGCCCCTGCGCCTCCCATTGCTACCGCTACCAGATCAACGTTATCCGCCAGCAGCACCAAAAACTTAGACAACCCTGCGACGGCACCGGTTTGCTCCTCCAGCTTGCCCAGGAAGGTGCCAGTGGCGTTGCTGATGTTGTTCAAGGCATCTTGAACACTTGTGGACATGTCCGCCGCTGCTTTGCGGTTGACCTCAACGGATTTCAGCAGCCCGAGATTAATGTCATCAAGAGCGAGCTTGCCCTCACTGCCAAGCTTGCGCACCTCGTCGGCGCTCTTGCCGGTCGCGGAGGCTATCGCATCAACTATGGTCGGCATTGCTGTCTGGATCGACTGCCAACCGTCAACTTCCACCTTGCCGGTCTGCAATGCCTTGGAGTAAGCGTCCAGAGCTGACCCAGCCTTGTCAGCGGCCGCTGCGTTTGTCACCAGGAGAAAGCTGAAGCTGTCGGTAATATCGAGAGTTTGCTGAGTGTTGAACCCCAGGCTGCGCATCACATCGGCCGTACGGATGTAGAGCTCCTGAGCCTCAGCAAGCGGGCGGTAGGTTTCCTGGGCGGTTTGCATCAGGTGCTCTTGCACCATCTGGAACTCGCCAGCACTCCCTGCGGCCGCCCTCATCCGATCAGACATCTGCCCGTAGGCATCAACCTGCTTGATGATGCCGCCAATTAGGCCCGCCCCAGCAACCGCTGCAAACGCGCCGCGCATGAGCGTTCCTGCGCTCTGGGCTGCCGTCCCTGCTCGGTCAAAAGCTGAATCAACAGTAGCCAGGTTGCGATCTATCGCCTGACTGGTCTTTGCTACCAATTGATCTGCGCTTGCTAGCTCGCGGCGCAATTGCGCAGTGGTAGCCTCAATCTGAACGAGCATACCTTGGACTTGTTGATCAGCCATGGCTCCTCCAAAAAACAAAACCCGCCGAAGCGGGTTCAAGATAAATTTTCAGCAGGCCTGAACTCAGTTGCTGATTACTTGGTGTATCTGTACGGCGAAGGCGCTGAAAGCATAGGCGATGGCTTGTCCCACATATCGCGGTATCCCCGGACCTGATACGAATAGCCCGGCTTGAGATCCAACAGAAGTCCGACCTGGCCGCCGCCAGCGCACATGGCATTGTTCTTAATGCTCAGCTGCATTGGCCCCGGCGCATGAAACAGCTTAACGGTACGACCCTGGCTAGTCTCCGCTGCCAGTATTCCGTCGAGGTAGATGGACATCCCTGCACCAAAGCAGCTCATTGCCCCTGAGTCCTGGGTAAATATAATCCTGGCGTCATCTTGGCTTCGCTGCTTGCCGAATGCATGGACGTCCGAAAGGGGCACTTGCTTCGCGTGATCCGGATGAACCGCTGTGGTTTCGCAACCCGCGACCATCAACGCCAATAACCCTATGCCTGCAGCTTTCCACATGTTCCGCCCTCCCTGAAGTAGGGGGGCAATCTAACACCGTGAGAAAAGTGCAAAAAGATATTGAGTCCGATGAATTCGGAAACACCTCAGCGATTCCTCCCAGTCAGCGCCTGGCGAAGCTTGTCGGCAACTGTCGTCGGCCTTGGCTTATCGCTTCCGCCGGACTTGGCGCCGGCCCCAAATGGGTTGGTCATCTGCGCCCACTCGATCCTGGCATCCATGGCCATGAACAGCTCAGGAAGCGGCGTAGACCAAGCCTCATCAGGCGCCCATCCCAGCCAGCCGGTGGCGATCCCATACAGCCGGTCGACGTAGCTGCCATCCTCGACAGCGCTTACGCCGTCCCGGCCTGGTCGTTTCCCGAGTCACCGCCTCGCGGATTGTAGAGAGCGCCAAGATACCTGGTGACTGACGGTGTCAGCCCGGCCACGCCTTCCTGCCAGACCTTCTCGGGCAGCGCTTCGGCAGCCTTCCCCTCCAGGCCAGCACCGGCGGCAATGATGAAGGCCACCGTATCCACGCCTACTGCATGCAGGGCTCCAGATGCGCCGCGCAGACCGCCGAAACGGCTCTCGATCGCCCTCACCGCCTTGAGGGTGGGTCGAAGAGTGAACTCCTCATCTCCCACATTCACGGTCACAGTGCCGTGCAGTGTATTGTTCATAGATCAGGTCCTATGTTACCGGGGCCGAAGCCCCGGGTGTTATGGGGTGACCGGTGCCGGCAGCAGCTCGAGGATGTCCGAGTTGATGGCGATGGTGACATTGCGGCGGACCACGTTGTCAGCAGCACCAGGTGCCACGGTGTTGTTCATTACCTTCCCACGGAAGTAGAACGTGGTCGGATTGATCACCGGCGAGGCATCTGGGTCACCGTCGTTGAGGGTGATTTTGATGTTGTAGTCACCCTTGCTGCGGTCCTTGTGCGCGGTCTTCACCGCGTTCTGCCCAGCATCGCCGTTATCCAGGCCCACGGTCAGGGTCAGGTCACCTGCGTCAGCGGTGCCCTTGTACTTGCGCATGCGACCGTCTTTCAGCGAGATGAAGTTCACGCTGCTGAAGGTGTCGCCGAACTCGCCCAGGTCCTCAATCTCGCCAACTTCGACGTAGGTGTCGGCCTTGTACTTGGTTTCGGTGTCTGCGCCGGTCTTGCCGCCGATGAAGAAGCGGCAGCCTGCGGCTGTGTTGAGGTTGTCGTCGGCCATGAGGGTTCCTCCAAAGGCACATTGGATAAAAGCCGCGGCGCGGCCGGTGGGTGATTCAGTGGGTGGTGATCACGCGGACGGTGATCGAACCCTGGTAAGTGATGCCGTCGGCGTCGCGCTGGGCATCGACCTGCTCGACCCTGACGGAAACGGCACGCCCCACCTCCAGCGGTAGCCGGCGCTCGTCCAGGGCGGCGATTACCTCGCCGTTAATACGCTTGACCTCGGCCTGGCCCACGGCATCAGACCAGACCGACAGGTACAGCAGACGCGTTTCGCGCTTTCGGCCAGAGATGGGGCTGCTGTTGACCGAGACTTCCCGGTCGATCGACACGTACGGCATCGCCGCATTCAGCGGCGCACCGTCGTAGATCGGGCAGCTGACCTCGGCTTGAAGCCTGGCAAAGATAGCCTCCTGCAGGGCCAGCGATGGATCAGCCATTCCCTACCCCCTGGCTCGCCTTGCGCAGCGTGCGCCGGACAGCTTCCTCAAGGTCGGCCATCACGTACTCGCGGTTTACGTCCAGCGACGGCCGCAGCCACGGGTGAGCCGGCCTGGCAGGTATGTCCGGGTACTTACCGAAAAAGTGCTGCCCATCCGACTTGTTCTTGGTGTCGCGCTGACGGAACGCATTGCGGCGCCCTTTCAGCTTCGACTTGTCGCGGTTGTTGGTGTGCACACCGCCAACCGCGTTGCGATCGGCTCGCTGGTACATGCTGCCGGAATAGCCCTTGGTGCCATACTCGAGGAACCGCAGGTAGAAGAATCGGCGGTTATCCCGCTTGCCTCTGATTCCGACCTGGGCATCCAGCCCGCTGGGGGCGACGTACACCCGCAGGGCCGCCGACGCAGCGCCAGTGTCCTTCGGAATAAGCTGTTGCTGAGTGGCCAGCACGCGCGCCGCCGCCTTGGCCATGGCCGGCTGCAGTTCGTTGTCCATCGTCTTGTGTATATTGCGCAGCGTCCGGCGCAGCCGGATATCGCCGCGGATACTGGACCGGCGCGCCATGGCCTACTCCTTGGTCTGAGCGGCTTTCGCTGGCTTTTCGGCCTTCTCGATGATTTCGACGGCATAACCGCGCGCGATCAGGCCCTTGCCGTATTCATCCTCAACTTCGAAGATTTCGCCCTTTTCGCGCTCGCCAGAAGCGCCGGTCAGCGGTCCCAGTGCTTGAATTTTCATAGCTTCACCTCATGGATTCGGTACCGATGAGCAAAGGAGCCTCATCAGGGAATTCTCGTTGTCCGGTAAAACTGCCTCGACCTGGTAGGTGACCCCACGTCGCGTCAGGCGCGTCCCGGCAACAATGTCTGGGCGCGGTCTGCCGATGATCTCGGCCGTGACGACAGCATTTAGTTTCTCAGCCACGGCTGTTACCCGACCATTACGAGTCCGCACCTCGCCCCACATTTCAGGTCGAGCAGCAGGACGCCAGGTCACTACAGCCCCCCCGGACTTATTCCTCTCTTCATGCCTGAACGTCACTTTGAACAGATGACGCAGCGGCCCGGCCCTCATACGCCCCACCCGATACGGTGTGGCGTCAGGAGAGCCAGCGATCCTTTTGGAAGCTCGGTGGCAATGGTCCCGATCACAACGTCCTCACGGTTTGCGTAAAGGTGCCCAAGGATCAGCAAGCAGGCCGCATTGATTTGCTTGTTGCTGACCATGGGGAATTCGCCGGCATCCCCAGCAGCGACCGCCTCATCCAGAGCTTGTTGATCGACGTAAAAGCGACGATTCAGGTACTCCATTGCCTGCCCCTCGGCCGCTTCGATCAGGAGCTCCAGGTACTCGTCAGCATCGTCCGGGTCTCGAAGGTGATGACGGGCGATGGCCAAGCTGATGACCGGCATACTGTCACTCCTTCAGCGGCTCGAACGATGCCAGCTTCCGCTGCACCAGCTCTTCAGCATGCCGACGAGGGACCGAATAAGCCTGACCGCCACGACGGCGGAGCTCACCTTCATCCATGTAGGAGCGCAGCGGATAGACCTGAACAATGACAGGGTTGCGATTGATCGCAGGATCGACCTTGCCCACTGACTGACCGGAATCATTAACGCCATCGCTTGCTGCCGGGACAGCTTGATCGGCAGCTTCAGAGCTGTCGGTGCCTGGAACTGGCGCGCTGGGTTCAGGCGCTGGGATGGTGGCAGACTCACCAACCTCTGGGCCTGAGCCTTCCTGCCCCGTCACCGGCTCCTGGCTCTCTACCTGAACCAGGCCTGGATCAATCGCCGGAGCACCGCCCTCGTCGTCGGTCAGCAGTGCCGGGGTTTCTGTCGGGGTGGACAAGCTGCCAACTTCAGGCTGAAGACCATTGCCCTCAGCGGACGAAGCGGCGTCATTCACCTCAGCAGTAGATGCTGGTGTTTGCTGTTTACGTGCCATAGAAGTACTCCAATCGGGCGTCATTCCTGACGCCCCAAGACAAATGAATCAGGGAGTGATCAGCGGACCGGTGACGAATGCCTCATCGCGGTAGATGGCAAAGGCAAGGCGTTCTTCAGCACGGATCGTTGCCATATTCTTCTCGAAGTCATCACTGTTCTCGGTCGAGATCAGCACTTCGATTTCCATGCGGTCGAAGATTTGGGCGCCAAGCTTGAACGCACCGACGAGGAAGTCGTTCTGTGTCATGGCCTGGGTAGAAACCACGGGGCGATTCCAGAGCTTCGCGTTGGTGCCTTCCTGAGGCTGCCCAATGATGTAGCGGCCCTCCCCATCCTTGGTCAGTTCAATGGCAGCCCAGTCAATCGGATTGAGCACGATGCCGTCGGATGGAAACTCGGCCAGTTCGGCCTGCAGCAGCGCCAGGCGCAGGCGATCAATGCGCTGCTCGCCCACTACAGCTACGCCAGCCGGGGCGGCGTACAGTTGAGCAACGGTCATGAGGCCCTGCAGGTTCACACCGGTGCCGTTGCCGTAAAGCAACTGAGCCTCTTCAGCCATGTTGAGGCCGTAGCGTGCACGACCGTCGATGTAGCTCTGCAGGGCCTTGGCATCGTCCAGCATCTGACGGCTGGCTTTGAACAAATGGGCGATGGTCCGCACGTTCGCAGTGGTCAGGCCGAAGGTCAGATCGGAGTACGGCTTGGCAGTGGTCTCCGCCACGGTGCGGGCGTTGTTGGTGAAGCCGGTCTCACGGACGTACTCGATGGAGTTCGATTCGGTGGTACCCGGCGCGACCAGGTCGCGAACGGTCAGTCGGCGTTGAGCCGGGGCGACGATCCCCGGCAGGCGCTGAGTCTGCACCAGGTCACCGCCGGTTGCGGTGGTGATGGCCGCACGCGGCACGGAGACACGACGAGACCCGCGGAAGGACGAGTTCATGTCCTTCATTTCTTCGCTTTCGATCACGAGGGCGCCTACCGATTTCTGCGGTTCCTCCTGATGTTTGCGATCCCGGCTAGCGTTCACGAGCTTTTGCTCGGCCTCGCCCAGTCGCGCCTGAAGCTCGCCCTGCTTGGTCAGCAGTTCATCAACCTTGGCGCGGGTTTCGGTATTCATTTCGCCGGAGGCCTTGATCTGCTTCTCGGTCGCCTCGGCCTGGCTTTTGATCTGATCGCCAATGCCCTTGAGGCTGGCGTTGAGTTCCTTGACTTGAGCTTCAAAGTCCATGGTCACTTTCCTTTCAGAGAATTGAGGAGATTGGTTGCCGCGCTCAGAGAGGCGGAGAGGTCTGGCGCGACAGCGCGGGGCTTGTCGGGCGGGGCAGCGTTATGCGTACCCCCGCCGGCAGCGCGAGGCATGCCGGACTTGAAATTGGCGAACAGTTCGCGGCGCTCAGAACGAGGCATTCCGGCCTTCGCCAATGCGACGTCCATGGCCTTGAGCGCATTGCTCTGCGTCGACTCGTCGGTCTCGCGCTCGGTGATCTCGGTTGACGACAGGACGCCGGTAGCCAGGCCCAGCTCCACAGCGCGCTTGCCACGGATGAAGGTCTCGTCATCCATCAGTTCGGCAATGTCATCGGCACCTTGGCCACTGGTTTCGGCATAGAGGTCGGCCATCGCGGCATCGAACTCCTGCATGTCATCAGCCACATCGCGCAGGTAATGACGGTTGCCCGCGAGGAAAGTCCAGCAGTTGTGGATCATCAGGAAGGCGCTGCTGGCCACCTGCCGGTCGCTTCCGGCCAGGTAGATGATCGATGCGGCGCTGGCAGCCATGCCAAGCACCTTGGTGGTGACCTTATGGCTGTGTTCTTTCAGACGGTTGTAGATGGCGATGCCTTCGAACATGTCACCGCCAGGCGAGTTGATGTATACGGTTACATCCCGCTCGCCTATGGCCCGCAGAGCGGCATCGATTCGTTTAAGCGTGACACCCTCGCCATACCAGTCTTCGCCGATCACGCCGTACACCGTGATAGTGTCCGAGGTGTTCTCTACGGCCGCCTGAATCGCGGGATTCCATTTGTCGAGCGCGCGCGGGCTCATCTCGCTGCGCAGGCCGCGAGACTGGATCTTGTGCTTCATGGATTGCTCCCGTGATTTACTTTTCTGGCTGTTGAAGCCAGTTCATCAATGCGGCCCGTGCGGCCTGGCTATCGTTTTGCTTACCCAGCTGGTCCAGCGGCACCAGGTTCGATTGCACGGTCAGTACATCGCCACCCGGCATGCTCGGAAGGTTCTCTTTCCGCCGCCCCTCGTTTCGGGTCAGGTAGCCGTTCTGCCCCATCGTGCTGAGATAGGCAGCCCGACCAGCGCTGTCCGCTCGCAGGAACGCTTCAAGTGAGTACTCGGCGTAGAACTTGATCCGATCAACCGCCGTCATGCACCACTTGTTCACGCATTGCTCGATCGGCGCCGTGAAGGACATGATGCAGTACGTGAGAAATGCGATCTGCTGTTGCTCCAGGCCGGTCCCCCAGTTACTGCCTTTGTCAGTCTTCATCACCATCCAGGGCGGAACGCCGAACCATCGACAAATTTCCTCAATGCTGTGCCCTCTCGACTCCAGCAACTGTGCGTCGGCCGGGTTGATGCCGATCATCTCCGGCTTGACGCCCTGCTCGAGCACCGGGCTCTTGCCGGCATTCAAGGCTCCGGAGATCGTCTTTACGTACTCACGAAACTCAACGCGCTGAGCCGGGTTGAGCGTCTTGTCCACCGAAAACGCGACCGTGGGCATCATGCCGTTGCGGAAAGTGCTGTTGGCCGCGTCATCGGCGGACATCGCCGAACCGAAAACATCTGCGCCGTAACGAATGGCCGAAAGGCCTACCCGGCCGTCCAAGGTAAACGCGGGGATGTGCAACATGTTCTGCCGCACAATCTCCCGGCGCGCCCCCTTTCTCGGCCTGAAGAAGTACCTCAGCCGGCCATCATCATCGAACTCAAGATCGACCCGGGACGGCATCAAGAAGTCCAGCGCAATGACGCGGCCTGCAGATCGATGGATCTCGCAGTAGGCGTTGCCCCACAGCAGCATTGAGGCAACCACTGCCTGCCAGAAATGGAAGGCAGCCATATCCTCGTTGGGACTGGTGTGCACCACATCGTAGAGTGGGAAGTCCCGCGCGCTCTCGCGACTGCCATCGGGCATGCGCCGGTAGATACTCAAGGGCAAGCCTGCTACCGAGGTTGAGATGATCCTAACGCATGCCCACACGGTAGACAGGCGCATGGCCTTATCGACGCTGACTGACTTACCACTGCTGGACTGGGCGCCGTTGAAGGCACTCCAGAAACCTCCATCCGACAGCTTGATGGTCTTGCCCAGCCATTCACTCATACTGGCTGAAGGCTTGGTGGCAGCAGCCCCCAATGCCTGGGATAGGGTTTTAATCACTGACAAGCCCTCTGCGGATGAAGCCGGCGATGCAGAAGAAACTCAGCGATCCCGACAGCAACGCCCAGCCGGTACCAGCCAGCATCCAGACCCCGCCGCATGCTAAGCAGAAAGCCACCAATGCGCAGGCGATGAAAATATGAAATGCGTTCATGCGATCAATGGGTCCCGAATGCCAGCCATAAAGTTATCCATTCCCCCGCGGCCTTCTGGGTTGAGGCTGAGCAGCGAAACGGCGTTGAAAGTTGCCATCAGGGGGTCGATCTTGGCGGTGCCTGAGACTTGCTTGTTGATCAAGAAGGCGTTGGCCGATGGCACCCCTTTGGCATTGCCGCAAGACCAGGCCATAAGGGGCTGGCCGCAGTGCAACAGCGTGCCCTCGGCGAGCTTCCGCTCTGTCGTTTTGATTGCGCCGGTGAGTTTCCAGCCTTGGGAGATGCCGACGATCTTATCTTCCTCGACGCCAGCATCGGCCAAGGCGTCGAGCACAGAACCAATTCCAGCTGGGTCGAGCCCGACCTTGTCCAACAGGCCAGACTCATTGATGCGGGCGACGATGGACGCGAACTGCTCAACGTCTTCTCCGATCCGCTTGACGATGGTCAAATCGCCAACCGCTTCAAGATCCCTGAGCCGGGGCGCCTCGGACTTGCGCCGCTCAAGCACCGAGGGGTGTGCCCAGGCGTGGGCCCAGTGAAGCCAGCGACGAGTTCCCGTCTCTCGCCCTAGAACTGCAAGGCCAAGCAAATCGTCAAGGCCGCCGCCGTCACCGCCAACATCGATCACTTCACAACGCTTGAGTATTTCGTCCAGGCTGAGCCAAGTAGCGCCTTGCGGCTCCCAGAATTCGGCACCGACCCAGGCGTCAGACATGAGCGCCAGGCCGATCTCAATGTTCAGATGCTTAGCCAGGAAGCCGCGCAGCTCCGCTTCACCGTCGATTTCCGCCTGCATGAACAAGCGCTCAAGCGTCGGGCGATCGACCGAGAACCCCATGTTGGGATTCACCAGGTGGAAGTTTTCAGGCTTGCGGGCCTCACCGCTGTCGATCATCTCTTTCGAGAATTCGTAGATGATCGGCAGGAAGCGATTGTCATTGATGCGGCCATCACGCACGCCGCGGGCATAGTTCAGCTTCGACCGGAACACCCCGGCCGGCGGCTCGTTCGATTGCGTGGTCAGCCAGATGACGAACCCTTCAGGTCTGGACAGCAGGCCACCTGTGGCCTCCCGAATCATGTCAGCCGCTTTCGGGTTCTTGCCGAATAGCCAGGCCTCATCGATCAGCACGCCAACGGCCTTCTTGCCGCCAACCACATCGCTGTCAGCGGCAACCACCTTCAGCGTGGCGCCGGTCTCACGATGGGTGATCAGTCGAAGGTGGGGCTGAACATGAAGCAGGTCCTTCAGTTCCGCGTCGTTGTTGACCATGTCCTTGGCCGGCACGAAGGCGTTGTCGGCAATTTCTTTGGTCGGCGCGAGGATGATGAACTCGGCCGACATACGCCAATTACGCACCAGGGCCGTCAGCATGATCGCGGCAGCGATGGTCGACTTGCTGTTCTTTTTCGGGATGCAGAGCATGAACTCCCGAATCAGCCGTTCACCGGTCTCGCTGTTGTAACTGCCGAACACAGCCCCTGCGAAAGCCAGCACCCATGGGGCGCAAGCGCTTTCAATAGTCGGGCTGCCCGGGGCATCGACAATGCGAAGCCCCTTGAATACCTCCAAGCTCTCTTCTGCTTCCTGGGGAAAGAGCGGTTCAGGGATGATGGATTCGCTGGCAGCCAGACGCCGCCACCAGTCAGGGCAGGCCGTGGTCCAAAGCATGCGTCACCCCTTTACGACAGTGAGGGGCGGCTTGCCTCGGGAGTACTTGCCCTTGCCGGCCTCTTTCGCGGCCTCCGCCTTCTGCTCCTTCTTGCCCGCCTCCGCTTTCTTCCCGTGGACGTAGGGCACGGCGGTCTGCGCGGCATTGCGGCGATCAAATACCTTCGCCCGGGGCTCGTTCATCAGCGCGAGTAGCCACACCAATGGATCATCAGTGGAAGGCAGGCAGCTGAGGAACTCGCCGTCGGCCTCATTGATCTCGACTGGGTCTTCGTTGGCTTCGTCAGCCTTCGCTTTGCTGCGCCGCTTTTTCGGCTCAGGGTTAACACTGAGCTCTGCTCTGCGAGCCAGAATTGCGGATGCGATCTTCGGATCATTGGCCCAGCGCGAACCAGCTGCAGCAGCTGTCGAGGGCTTGCTGCCTGCGGCTTCCGCGGCTTCTTTGTTGGACGCACCCCGGGCCTTAGCGTCAACAAACTGTCGCTGTTTGTCTGTTAACACCATTAACAAAAACCTTTAGGGGGGAGAAAAATGTCTACGTGGGGTCGGTGGCGGTCTAGCTAGATGAGAATCCCAAGCTTTTGTCCCCCCTACCCCTTTCGAGGCACGTCACTGACGTGCCTCTTGAGTCGCCCTGCCGCCTCGCGACGATCCGCTGACGCCTCAGCCACCCAGGCCGGCAGCCTCCTCGGCCTGCTTGACCGAGTCGTGGCAGGGCTTGCAGAGGCTCTGCCAGTTGGTCTGATCCCAGAAGAGAACCATGTCTCCACGGTGAGCAACGATGTGGTCGACAACCCTGGCCGCAGTTGTGCGGCCGTTCCGCTCGCAGTAGATGCACAGCGGGTTGTGTCGCAGGTACTGATCTCGCGCCTTCTGCCACCGGTAGTCGTAGCCACGCTGGGAGCTGGTCATGCCGCTCCGCCAGCTGCCAGGTGTGACCACCTTGACCCGCGACCCTGCGCTCTCCTTAATGCGTGAGCCGAGCGTCTTGAGCCTGGCCATCAGCCTTGAGCCTTGCGGGACAAGAACAGATCGGAATAGCCGCGCAGCTTCTCAACACCCATGAAGCCGACAGCACCACCGGCGAACGTGGCCATGCCCTGAGGCAGCCCCATCCATTCGAGTAGCGGCACCAGAGCCAGGGTAATGAGGCCGCAGAGCGCGCCCTCCAAGATCATCTGCCGGCGAGTGCCGCCGCCGTACACTACCCGAAGGGCAGCGATCGCGACCGACAGGCTAGCGGCATACAACTGAGGCTGGTGAGCCAGCACCCAGGCAAGCACAGCGGCCCACAGGCCGGGATCTTTCTCAGGCATAGGGGCCATCTCAGTTCCTCCCGTTGCGGGGAGATTGGTTTTATTGGCCGCTGGTAGCTGCAGAAAGCAGAAGCGCCCGTCCTTTAAGCTGCTCGCCCATGCCTAAGTTGAACTGGGAAGCTAGTTCATCTAAACAAAAAAACCGCCCGAAGGCGGCTAGCTAGTGATTATTAGCGAAAACCCAATTCATCGGGCGCTTCAATCAGCTCAAATGTTCTAATTCACGACTTTCGCGGATCATTTTTTACATCTTTCTCAGCAACCTTGTCGTGCCGACTATAGAGCTCTGCCTTTGAAGCCCGCTCGGTGTTGGCACCCTTACTTCCCTCCGCCCTCGGTCTTTGGGGAGATGTATTTTCACCAGAACTTCTTTCACCCTGGCGCGATGTTCTATCTGTCATATAAACCTCTGATGACCCCGGTAATCCGAGCTCAAATAAATGCAGCGAGTGATCCATCATGTGTACGAATCTGCCTCCGATCAGTCTCCGGTCCTTTATCAAGGCCTGGCTCGTCATCATCGGGTGTGTAACCCAATGGATCATCAGCCCCGAGGAGAGTGCTTGGAGTACAATATATGCTTAAGCGTGCGCCGCTACCAAATGCGCCCAGGATGCGCCCAACTATTCTGCTGGCGACTGAACTTTTCCGAATTTGAAGCTTTGGGACGTTTAGGGGACTCAGGCTCTTGTTCGGGCATAGTGTCGGGATCGATATAATCGTCTCTATCCTCTGGGCTAGATGTGTCCAGGCCCTCACTCTTTTCTTTACCTGACTCACCTTCCGGTTCAATTCCCGGAAATCCATCTGGCTTAGTAATGTCACTAGACATAAGTACCTCTCAAAAACTCAGAAACTCTGAGCTAAAGTGAGTATGCGCCCTAACCTTGCCCCAGGGGGAAATACCAGACCACCGGGGTAATTAAAAAGACCGGCGCAATGATGGGGCTTTTGCGGCCCTCTGCGGGCAATAAAAAACCCGGCGCATTGGCCGGGCTTTTGATGCCACTCCTCAGTAACGCGCAGGAATGACAGGATGGGGATAATTTCGCTCAGTCGCTCACTGATGTCAACAGGCAATCACGCGGCCTCTTTCATCAGCAACCCTTCAGCCTCCAGAATCACTTTCACATCAGCCAGGGCATCATCCACCAAACCGTCGAGCTTCTCGTTGATTTCAGCCCTCCAGCGGCGGCGAGTCGACTCCGGCGTTGCGTCAAGATCCCAGGTATTCATGTCGTAGAAGCTGTCCGGCAGGATGATCACACCCTCTTGCAGCGCCTCGATGCGCTTCTTCTCTGCCTGGCCTGCTGCAACTGCAGCATTGACGGTTGCGTCACGACGCCATGCCGAGGCATCCAGAGGAATCTCAACCGACACGGAGCGCGGCGGTTTGCGTCTAGCGCCCTTCAGCTTCGGGATGGCCCAGGCAGTTACCGCCTTGTAGATGAACAGTTGCGAGGCCGGACTGGCAATGCGCGGCCGCACCAAGGTGATGGCCTGGACCTTCTTCGCCTTGTTCGTGCTGTACTTCGCCACCAATGCATCCCAGTGCTGCGGCTTGAGCATGTGGTGCAGTCGCGCAGACACCCAGAAGTCGATCTGGGCCTGGTCGACGCCTCCTGACTGGCCGGCCAGCGACGCCAAGCATCCGCCCTCTTCCTCCGCCGCTTTGTACAGCTTCTGCCAGGCTTGGGCCTTCGCTGATCCCTTCTCGCCCGCCGCCAGAGCGGCAACTACTGCACCCGATACGCTGCTGTACATCATGTCATTCCCCCTCAATCGCCGGTGTAGTTGGAGCGCCCAGCACCGCGCTGGTTGCTTCCCTGATATGTAGCCTCAGGCCCGGATGCCTGAGGGTTCTTCAACTGCTCGATCTGCCGTGTCGCGGCCCGAAGCCTAATGCCGAGCTGGGTCACCAGTTCATCCAAAGCCAAGGCCTCGCCTGTTGCAGCCGCTACCCAGCCCGAGGCGTTGCAGTGGTCGCATGGCAGTTCGTGAAACACGCCCTGAGTGAACGCTCTCCCACGGCACAAAGGGCATATATCCAGCTCGATCACGGCCTTCTTGAAGGCTGGGCCGTGGCTTTTCCTCATGCCGTCACCACAAACACGCCGTACACGGCCTGGGCATCAAGTTTCGTCATCGGCGCCTCGTCGCCACGCAGTGGGCGCAGGTGCCGCGGATCACAACCAGCCAGATTGCTCACCACCTTGCCGCCCTCGGCGTTACGCAACAGGTCTTCTGCGGTGACGATCCAGAGGCCCGGAGCATCCGCGTCGAAGTATCCGTCCTGGCGAAACACGGATTCGAAAGGCGGCACGAACTCCACCAGCTGCACCGAGCGGCCGATGTTCTCGGTGACGCTGAACGCTCCGGTGATCAGGGCGAGGTCGCCCGCCTTGAGGTTTTGAGTCATTTCGAATCCTCGCTAATTACAAATTCGGCAAGGCCGCTGGAGGCCTTGTGTTCCGCTGGCTGGGCCGAATTCTGTGAAATTTCGGATAAGGCCTTGGTAAGGCCGTGAATGGCACCGAAGCCGATGCCGTCTAACCAGGCGTGCCACTTCTCCAGGGCTGCCCGGCGCTGCTGCATGGCCTGGGTGTGGATGTAGGTGCTGGCGATCTTGCCAAGCGTGTGGTTCAGCAACATCTCGCCGATGTGGCCGTCGATGCCGAGGTCGGTCCAGGTGGTACGGGACACCTTGCGCAGGTCGTGGCTGGTCCACTCGCCCTGCCCCAGTCGGGTGAACACCATGCTCGCCTGAGTCTCGCTCAGCGGCAGCCCACGGCGGTTCGGGAACAGGTACACGCCCTCGTAGCCACGGGCCTGCTGGATCGTCCGGTACCGGGTCAGCAGCGCCGCCACCTGGGTGGTCAGCGGCAGGCGATGCTCGGTGCGGGTCTTGGTGTTCGCCGCCGGAATGAACCACTCGGCGGCGGCCAGGGAAATCTCGCTCCAGCGCGCCATGCGGGTCTCGCCGATCCTGGTACCGTGGGCCAGCATCATCAGGGCCAGCATGGCGTCCCCCGGCTCCAGCTCGAAGGCCTGGGCCAGTTGCTGCATCAGCTCGGGCAGCTGTACGCCGCGCAGCCGGGCCGCCTTGGGCAGGATCCGGGCCTTGGTGAAGTCGTTGAAACGCATCCCGGCCATGGGGTTGCGGTCGATCAGCCCAAGCTGGAGGGCCTGGCGGAAGGCAGTAAGCAGCAGCGCGAACATCTGCCGCAGGTAGGACAGTGACACTTCGGCCTGGCACGGCCACATCAGGTGCTTGTCCAGCGCCTCGGCACTCACGCTGGGCACGGCCAGGTCATCCAGGCGAGGCTTCAGGTGCTGGGCAATGGCGGATCGGGCGCCGGCCTTGCGCTTCGCCGACAGCGAGCGGTCACGCGCCATGCGGTCGCCGTACCAGTCGAGCAATTGGCCCACGGTGGCCATGCCCGACACCACCGGCGCGGTGGCCGGGTCACGCAGCAGGCGCTGACGCAGCGCAGGCAGCTCGGCAATCACCGCCGCCACGCTCAGGTCGGGCCAGCGCGCCACCGGCACCCATTTCTTGCCGCGCACCAGGTGCCAGGTACCGCGCTCGCGGTTGCTCCAGAAGCGCAGGTACAGGCCGGGGTGCCGCGGGTCGCGCAGGTCGCGCACCGACTTGTCGGCGGCCTGCCGGCGCACCTCGGCTTCGCTCAGTTTCACTTCCCGGGTCGCGCTCATGCGGCCACCGTCACAGGCAGCAGCAAGTAGGCGCGGATGGCTTCAACCGCGTCGATGTTGCCCCGGCACACGATAGCCAGATAGCCCTGGGCGGCGAGCGCGTGCAGGTAAGCATCCTGGCTCGGCGACACCGGAGCATCGAACGGCGGCTTGGCCTTGAACTCGATGTACAGGCCGAAATACCCACCCCGCGCCATCGGCAGCACCAGGTCGGGAACGCCTGCCTTCACGCCCTGCCCCTTCAGCTTGGCGGCCACGGCCTTGACCCGGTGCCCGCCGTTCGGCACGTGGTAGATCAACTTGTAGGCCTGCGGGTAGCGCAGTTGCAGCTCCTGCATCAGCGCCGCCTGCTCCTGCCCTTCCCGGTCGACGGGCTTGGTGCGGGCCGGCTTGGCCTTGAACGGGCGAAGGGCGGGAGCATTCATGCGATCAGCACCCCCTCGTTCAGCAGCAGGGCCTGGGTACGCATGACGCCCTCGGCGTGGTATCGGCGTGCGGTGTCTCGATCCACGGCTCGGCTCCTCCCATCACAGGCATCGTGGCAGGCGCTGCAGGACCAGGCGCCTTGCAGGTCGTGCGGCTTCTTGCCGACGCCGCAGGTGCCAACTAGGCGGTAGTGTGCGAGGACGGTAGTCTCGGGGTTGCCGTTGCAGACGCCCGGGATGCGCACCTGGCATTCCCGGCCGCAAGCAGCCTTGGTCAGTTTTGTTTGGCGCACGGGACGCCTCCTTGAAGGTAATTGATCAGCGCCCCGCCAAGCGGGCGCGCATGGCTGCCAAGGCAGAATTTCCGACTTGCGGAGTGCGGCGCACAGAAACCTCCGCAGGAAGTGCCAGCGGCATCTTCTGCAGCGGCTCACCGGCCATAAGCCGCCGAACTGCGATGGTGTAGTTGCGCTCGAACAGCTTCGAGCTGGCATCGGATGGCAGCTTGTTGAGATTCTCGAAGCCGCACTCTTTGGCCGCGTGCCAGACCGCGTCGTGACTCCACTTACCCCGACCAGCCATCGCAGGATGGGCATTGCGGGTTGCTTCGCGGAAAGCGGCCGCCAAGGCCGGCAGACCGAGCATCTCTGGTGACGGCTGGCACCACTGGATGAACTCACCGGGAGGTGGGATGAACGGAGCCCCCGACTGGCGGCAGCGCATCAGTCCAAACTGCAACTGCTCGGGCTTGCAAATGCCGGCCTCTAGAAACGCAGTGAGCCATTGCTGTTTCGACGCGTTGTAGGTGGCCTGGTCGGGCCAAGCCTGCTTCCAGGCGGTGCAGATCGAGCGCAGGTCACGGAACAGATCGTTGATAACCTCTGCCGTCTTCCGGTTAAGCTCGGCCTTCACCTCATCGGGCAGATCGTATCCGGCAGAGACGTGCTGACCGGACTGAACCTTGGCCCACATGCCATGAGTGACAACTGCGACTGGGTTCATTGGGCACTCCCTTGCTCGATCCAAGACGTATCGTGGTCATCTAGCTGCTGGCCACCCGGACCAGCACGCAGGGGAACGACCTTCGCAGCATTCGCTAGGTCGCGCTTTCTCCAGGCGACCAGGTCAGCGATCCATTGACTCTCGGTTTTAGCAAGCCCCTTCGCGTCGTGGTGGACGACAAATCCTGAAATGGCCTTTTCCGAGAACTCTGCGATAGGGACGCCTGATCGCTTGGCGTACGCCTCAAGCTGCGCCTGGTCAGGAACCCACTCGAGGTACATCGCGAACGGCTCACGCGGAGAGTGTGTATTACTTCCCTTCCCTTCCCTTCCGGGGGTGAGGCCTCGATCACCGCTAGACGAACCCTCGCCAACTTCTTCGTGAGCGCTCGGCGAGGGCTCGACGAATTCTGGATGCTTTACGGTAGGTCTATCGATCTTCTGGTGGTGCCATCCGTTGACGTGCAGGTACTGCTTCGATGCCGCCTCGTAGATGGTGATCAGTTGGTTCGATACCAGCTCAGCGAGCAGCCCTTCCACCGCTAACGCAGTGATGTCGTCGCCAGGGAAAACGAGAGCCTTGATGGTCTTGGGGGACATTGGGTGGTTGCCTGCGTCGTCGCAGAAGTTCCAGATCCCGATGAACAGGAGTCGAGCCATCGCCGAGCACTCCATGACCTGTTCACTGGTCCAAAACTCAGGCTTGATGGTGCGGATACGTGCCATTACGAACGCCCTCCATGACCTACGGCCTGACGCGTCAGATTTGGCGAAATGCAAAAACCTGACGTGGAATGGGTGGTATTGCCTGCCTCGGCCATGCGGTGCATAATCGACCTCGATCTTTGTTGTAGAGAAGCCGCCCTGCCAGGCGGTTTTTTTTCGTCTGCAATTCCACTACTGGATGGATTCGCAGGTGCTTCGGCCATCTACTGGCGCAAGGCCAGGCAGATGAAAATGTGCTCACGGTCACGCTGCTGCGTCTGCCTTCCCGGCCTTTAGCACACCCTTCGTGATCCGCTCGATCTGGTACTGGCGCAGCTCAGGCACATCTGCCCACTGACGGACCGCCTCGTAGGTCACGCCAAGCGCCTTTGCGAGCGCCGTAATTGACCCGAAATGTTTGATTGCCTGGCTTTTGGTCATGGCGACCTCCTTTGCTCGTCTTGATATTCAAGCATGCTTGTATATGCAAAACAAGCATGCTTGACAAGCAACCTTGTAGATTGCGCACATGAAGACCACAGACCGAATCACTAAGCTCGTGCTGGCTCGGCGCCCTGAATTGGGCGTGCGCAACGTCAAGCGAGATATCGCCAACACCTGCGGCATCAGCTATGAGGCAGTACGCCAGTGGTTTGCTGGCGACACTGAAAACATCAAAAACGAGAACCTTGTGGCTCTCGCCGAGGGCTACGACACATCTGTCGACTGGCTTCTGTCAGGAAAAGGCGAACCTCCCCGCAAAAGCGAAGCCAAGGCAGTTGCGGCAAAGGACTCAGGGAGCAGCAGCTCAGCAGCAGATGCTGTTAGAAAGATGCTTGAGAAGCACGGCAAGGGACTGAGCTCTGAAGCACGGCAAAGCATCATTCGCGCGGTCGAAGAAGACCCTGCTGGAGATAAAGGCAGTGGTTTCATCATTGCTACAGCGCAACCGGCCCCTGGCGACATCTCAATCCCTCAGTACGACATCCGGGCAGCCATGGGCCATGGCCAGGTACCGGCCGAGTACAACGAAGTCATCAGGAATGTGGTCATCCGCGAAGAGGTGCTGCGCGAAAAAGGAGTTACCTACACCTCAGCCCAGGCGCTATCGGTGATCACAGGCTGGGGACAGAGCATGGAGGGAACGATCAACGATAAAGACCCGGTGATCGTTGATCGTGGGGTGAATGACTATCAAGGCGAGGGGGTTTATGTTCTCTCTTGGCACGGGGACCTCCTGATCAAGCGTCTGCAGCGGAAAGACGAGGATCATGTTTGGTTAATTTCAGATAACAAGATCTATGACAAGCAGCCCGCCCGTTTCGATGACGTAGCAATACACGCAAAGGTGCTGCTCGTGTGGAACGCCAGAAAGGTTTAACTCGACAAATTTTATAGGGAGATTTTCTTGTCAGCCAATTTTATTCCCCAAGACTTTTCTGGCTCCAATACGATTACACACAGTGGCATTTTAAAGCACTTCAAAACAGTAGAGCCAGTACAAGCGCTAGCCGAGCTTATATGGAATGGGTTCGATGCAGGCGCCTCATTTGTCAATGTTTTGATTCAGAGCAACGACATAGATGGAACCGAGCTGTTAACCATTCTGGATAACGGTAAGGGCATTAATTTTAAATCACCACAAGACAACTTTCGACGTTTCAACGACTCATTAAAAAAAGATTCTTATGACACGCACGGCTCTCAAGGCCGCGGCCGACTTGCATTCCATAAAATCTGCAATACAGCCACATGGTTTACAAGGTACGAGGGCGGCAACGCCATCATTAGAGTTGCAAGCAGCAATCTTAGCGACATCGAAGGCCGAACCATTCCAACTGCTGAGCAACATCCCTTTCTTGATGGAAGCGACTCCGGGACATGCGTTGTCCTTTCTGATTTCAAGAACAATTTCCCTAGTCAAGACTTTATAATCTCTGAATTCAGGCGAATCTTTGGCGCGCACCTTGCACTAATGCCGCATAAGTCTTTGCGCGTGAATGGTCACATTGTCACGCCGCAAGATCATGATTTATATGAAGTCAAAGTAAATTCCAAGGGCGATCAATTTGAGGTTAAGCTCCTTCATTGGAAAGAGAAGCCTGGCTCTGAAAAGTCCTTCATCCACCTAATCAATACCAATAGCAAAATTCTTTATAAATTCCACAGTAGTCTCAATCGCAAGCGTGGATATTATTCATCGATCTACGTGAGATCCGCGCTTTTCGACCGATACAGCGACGACAGCGATTCTCTTCACGAACCAATCGGAGCATTCCTTGTAAGCAGTCAGTTCAAGGAACTAGAAAGTGAAATTGGCGCCTTTGCGAAGCGCATGTATGCCGAGTTCCTCATCAAACAAGCTGAAAAGCACGTATCTCAATTTGAAGAGGACGGTGATTTCCCTGAATATCCAAACTTGGATGCTCAAGAGTCAAAATGGCGCTTATCACATGTCAAGAACATCGTTAAGGCTGTATTGGTTCGCGAACCAAGCTTGCTGGTGGGAAATAATAAAAAACAGCGCCGGCTGATCATAAGATTATTAGACAGACTATCCGTTTCAAACGAAAATAGCGGCATATTTGAAATTCTAGAAAGCATTCTAAATTTGGATGCCGCCGCCATGACAAAACTTGCCGATCAACTCAAAAAAACCAAGCTCGACAATATTATAAACACCATTGAAATCTTGCAAAATCGAGAGCTGGCGATTTCCCAAATCAAGGAAATCATGAACACTCATTATGCAACAGTCCGCGAGACCCCTGACCTGCAGGCCGTTATTGAAAGTAACACATGGCTGTTCGGAGCCTCATACGAAATCCTAGGTGCTGAAGAGGCAAGTTTTACGGAAACCACTCGAAACCTTCGCTCAACCATTAAAGAGATTGAGGGAGTAGATGTAGGCGACCTCGCTGAGGGAGTCGAAATCGAAGGTGCGAAAAAACAGGTAGACCTGCTACTTGTCCGAAGACAGCCTCAGATCGACCCAAGCGGTAGAAAGTACTTCCGTTGCGTCATAGTAGAGATCAAGCGCCCCGGGGTATCATTAAATGACAAGCATCTACAACAGCTGGACACGTATGCTTCAATTCTAAGTAGATACCCTGCCTTTAACAGCGATTTAACTCGATTCGAACTACTTCTCGTCGGCCGAAGCATTTCAAGTGAGGCATTTGCAATCCATAATCGCTTAGATACCTCTAAGGTTCATGGTGAGCCTGGTTTGGTAACCTCCACCCCGAAGATCAAGACCTATATCAAAACCTGGCCCAGAATCTTCGATGAATTTGAACTTACTAATGATTATCTATTAGAACATCTGAAAACTCAGCGAGCTGACCTTTCATCAGCCACCAAAGATGAGTTGTTGGCAGACCTCACAAGTCGTAATCCTGTAGCCGAGCCGACGGAAGCTTAGCTCGGCTTTGGTGATGGGCCTAATAATGGCCCATCACAGTTAAAAAGGCGCCTCTTCCTCTTCGTGGCGCACCAGGCCCAGTTCAACTTCCCTCTCGATCACCCGGTCATCATTCGTCGGAGCATCCCATTGCAGGATCACCGATCCGTCATCACAGGACGTCATGTCCAAGCCGTCAGTCTCTGACAGCAACTCCAGAATCGCGTCCCAATCCTGATCGCTGTCAGTGTCCATTTGATGGATCAGAACCTTCCTGCCGAACTGCGCCAGCGGTGAGTTGATCATCGCCGAAACCCTCAGCCCTAAGCGCTCCAGTCCGGTGAGCTCATCCCTGCGTGCGAAATTTTCCAGCACTGACATCAGAAGCCTCCTACTAGCTGTATGCATATACAGTATTTCAAAAATACACAAGCGTGCTTGCATTCAATGCGCAAGCATGCTTTTATTTGTACAAGTTCGCTTGCATTTGCATCGAGCCAGGTAGCTGCGGCAGCCATCGCTCTTTACACAACCAGACGTGACCACCTCGACGCACCCAGGCCATTACCTGGGTCGGGACAAGCTAAGTCGTCGACCACGCAGCCTCTGGATAGCTGCCGGACTCCCCCAATGGGAAGACGCCAAACCATGCGAGCCACCTGATGCGTAGCCAGTAGCTGCAGCAGGCAGAGGTGGGGAAACCCGGCGCCGAGCATGGTGCGGACCAAAAACCACGGGAGGAACATGCCAATGAAGTAGTGAGCCCAGCCGGAGTACGGACCGGCAACCCACGACGGACTGCCCCACCCAACGGGCCGCAGAGCTGCAGTTGACTGTCGTGTAGCGAACACCTGACCCCATGACCGCACCGCCGAGGCCGACCGACGCGAGATGATAGGGAAGCTCTAGGTCAAACAAGCGCAGCGCAAAGCCGTCGGCGGCAGAGCGCGATTTCACTGGCTGGCCTTGGCGACAGGGCCAGACGGGAAATCAACCCGAGGGCATCACCGTGAACAAAGAAGAAATCTACGACAGCCGAATCAGTCCGCTGATGCTTCAGATCATCGAGATATGCAAGGCAGAAGGCATCGCGATGATCGCCAGTTTCGATATAGGCCACGACGGAGTAGGGCCAAACGGCGAAGACTGCACAGGCCTTCTCTGCTCGAGCCTGACGCCAGACGGCGAAGGAAATCCCAACCCGTCATTCCAGCAGGCCTTCAGCTTAATCAAGCGCGGTCGGTACGCTTCTCCTGCACTGCACATCGCCACCGAGCACGCCGACGGCACGCGGACACTGGCAGCAATCATCTGATCCCTGGACAGCCGGAAAGACGGCCCGATCTACCTGGTTCCCCATCACCAGGCTGCATCGGTCGTGGCGTTCGCCCTCCCCTGGTCCGGGAGGCTCACGGCAGCGAGCGTCACGACCAATGCAGCCCAACGGAAGCGAACTCAAATGGCAAAGTCGTTCAAACAAATGATCAAGGATGGCGAGGTGCGGCGCGCCGATGCCATGAAGGTTCAACTCGAGGACCTGCACGAAGAACCTGGCTTTAACCTCCGTACGGAGGGCGATGCTCTCGAAGCGAGCATCAACGCACTCGCAGAATTCATAGCTGCGGGCGGCCAGATCCCACCGCTGGAAGTTCGTCCTCGGGCCGAAGGTGGTGTCTGGCTTGTCGATGGTCACCGCCGGCGCCGAGCGCTTTTGAAGCTCGACACCGAAGGCAGGCTTCCTCGGACACCGAACAAAGACCGTCCTGAGGTGCATGAAGCTTGGGTGCCCGTGATCGCCTTTGAAGGCAGCGATGCTGATCGGGTAGCACGCATCATCACCAGCCAGGAAAACGAGAAACTTTCCCCTCTTGAGCTGGCTGAAGGCTACAAGCGGCTCCGCGCTTTCGGCTGGTCGGTGGAGCAGATCGCCACGAAGGTTGGAAAGACGCGGCAGCATGTCGAACAGGTTCTCACCGTGGGCAATGCAAACACGGATGTGCAGAACCTGGTAGCCGCCGGCCACGTTTCGGCGACTACAGCAGCTCAGGTTGTTCGAGAACACGGCGACGACGCCGGAAAGGTTTTGGGAGCCGAGCTCGAAAAAGCCCAGGCAAGCGGCAAGAAGCGAGTAACAGCCGGCTCTATGAAGGGCCCTTCGATCCCAAAGCCTCGGCTAGAAGCCGTGCATGTCGCTTCACGCAATCTAATTGCATCGCTGGACTCGATCGACGAGGACAGCCGATCACTCACCATCCCCACCGCGCTCGTCCTGCAGCTGCGCGAAGCACTGGACGGCGCTAAACCGAGATAGCACCTCATGGACACGATTACTTGCGGCTCATGGATTGGCCAGCTCGGCAAGGCGCTGGCTCCCCGTGAGCTCGAAGCACTATTGTGGGTGGCCCAAGGCCTCACCACCAAAGAAATCGCCCGCCAGATGGCGGTCAGCCCCGGCACCGTGGCCAACCGCATCGAGGCCGCTCTGTTCAAGCTGGAAGCCGGCCGCCGCATCGAGGCGGTCACCAAGGCCATGCGCCAGCAGATCATCAGCCCGCTTTGCATCGCCCTCGCCGGGATCATTGCCATGCATGCGGTGATCGGCGACAGCGACCCCATGCGCCGCGACCGCCGCGTGCCTGAGCGCCGCACCGCCCAAGTTCGAATCGTTCGCAAGGCCGAGGCCTTGGAACTTTACGCCTGACCCACCCGAGGATCACCCATGCAGACAGCAATGCACCCTGCTTTCGAGCAGAAGCTTGCCGTGCTCGCGGCCCTGCTCGAGCGCAGCAAGTCAGCCAGGACAGAAGCACACGCAAAGGTTGGCCAGTCAGCTCCGCGTTACCAGGCGTCTGGTAAGGGGAAGACCTGGGATGTGGTGGAGATCGCCACCGGCGCAAAGCAGGGCTTTGCCTACAGCTACCGGACGGCCATGCGATTTGTGGATGCGATGGAGGCAGGCGCGGCGAGCAAGCAAGGCGGCGTGCAATGAGCAAGCGCAAGCCACACAACATGCGCGCCAGGCTGGAGCGAACCTGCAGGGCGCTGGTATCGGCCAACCACGCCGCCGTCGTGAACATCGACCCCAGTGGTCAGCAGGTGCTGATCAACTGGAAGAACCTCAAGCAGATCTGCGTGCGGCAAGTAGTCGACGCCGTTTGCGACATCCCGCACCGCTGGACCATCTACCTCAGCGTGCTCTGCCGCACGGAGTTCGGGGAGCGGTATCACAAGTCGATCGAGGTCGCGCCCCAGGGTAACTACCGCGCCGAGCACCTGACCGATGTAATCGAATCTACCTACGTGGACCTGCGGGCCACGGCCAACCCCAATCACCTAGTGGCGGCCGGTTGGATCGCTATCCCTACCGACACAACGCTGGACGAAGCAGAAGCCGCCAAGATCTTTGCCGCTGTCGGGGCCTGGAATCAGCAGAAAGCAGCATGAGACGCACCACCGCACGCGCTCGGCATGGCCGGCGCCAGCAACACATCAATCTGCCGCCCAGCGGCTTGGGAGGTATCGGCCATGGCCGAGCAGAAGACGGGAGCGGCGAAGCACTCGGCGGACTACCGAGACCGCAAGAAGAAGCAGGCCGCGAAGCTTGGCATCGAGAAGGTGTTCTTCAACATGCCGGCAGGGATCAAGGCCGCCATGGCTGCCGAGATCAAGCGACACGACTACGACCAGGTGCAGGAACTCTGGCAGGACCTGGCCCTGTCATGGATCGCGCAGGATCCTGAAGAGCGGGCGCGTAGGCTTGAAAGACCTGACGCGCCAGCTTTTTACATCTCGCCAAAACTAGCGCGACAGTTCGAATCAGCGAGTATGGCGGAATTGAAGCGATACCCAGGGTGCGAGGTCATACCCCCGGATTGCTAACGCCAAGCACTCGCCGAACGACTGCGGAGAGGACCTTGTATTCGCGCAGTTCGTCGGTGTTTGGCAAGGCACCTTCACCATCGGCGGTGTAGATTGCGCCATTGGGGCCTACGTGGAACTTGCCTACGAGAACTTCTTTCTCCGGAGCAAATTCCTTAACAGCTATCCGAGCTTCGAGCAGCGCTTCGCCTCCCCGATACAGCATCGTCGAGTAAATGCTGAATGGCTTTCCGGACACATTTCCGGACACGAGCGGGCCATCCTCTTCACGCTTGAAGGTAACCTGACCGTTAAAGTGCTTATTGCCTAAGTCATTCCAGAACTCGATGAGCTCGAGATATCGATCCGTGGCGCGCTTGTAGCTGTGGGCGGCACGAGAAACCAAGGTCTGCAGCTCGTTAACGTCTTCATCAAAATCCGATTTTTTCACCGAAACACTCCATTTAAACCGGGCGGATTGCCCCGCACTGGTCTACCTCAAAAAACACCAAATTGCCACCATGCCGCATCCGGCCACGGAGGGCGGCGCATGCATGGAGAAAGCCATGAGCGATACCAACGCCAGCCTCAGCCTGGCAACCGGCCACCCGATGACCGCCGACACCTGGTCGGACTTCGTTGCCCGCCTTCGCCACCACTGCAACGGCCAGGGCGTGACATGGCACCACACGGCATGCGCGCTGTTCACCGTGCAGCAGAAGCGCATCGACTACGGCTATGACGCTGACTACGCCGAGGGTCTGGTGGTCTGCTTGGAAGACAGCAGCTGGTTCAGCCCTGAAGAATACTGGGCAGATCTAGACGAGGAAGAGCAGGAAGAGCTCGATCGGGTGGTTCAGGCCAAAAACGATTGCAATTTTCTGGACCTGGATACCGACGACCAGTGGGAATTCCTGGGTGAGCTCGACGACCACAGTGTCACCGGCTGGAACAAACGCTGGGAGATCGTGAACAGCCACTTCACTAAGGAAGCGGCCGAGGCCTTCATTCGCCGCAAGCAGCACGACTACCCAGAACTGCGAATCTACGTCGAGTCTCAGTACTACGCCTGGGAATTCGAAGCGATCAAGGCCGCCATTCTCGACGGCAAGTTGGTCTATCAACCAAAGCCGGCGACTGACGAAGCCGCTGCCGCCTGACCCTCCGGCGCTGTCCAGCAGCGCCCTAGGCGATGAACGCTTCATTGGCTTTTGCCAAAAGCATATCCCAGCGCAAGAGTAATTATCGGGATAAATATAGACCACACCGATTTAATCTCGTCTATATATTTAAAATTCTTATCAGCAACTACCAAGCTAAACAGCAACAAACTTAGAAGCCCTGCTATACAGAAACTCCATGTAATTGTCATCCAAACAATGGAGTTTTTTGCATCCTCTCCGCTACCGATATTTTCCGCTATTTTACCCCTGGAGCTTTCAGCTTTAATTTTTGACTGAGATTCTCCGCCAGATCCAGATTGAAATTCCATATCAAATGTTGCTCTTATAGAAATTGAAGGTGACGACCCGTTCATCGCTTTCCAAGCTCAAGGTCTCTACCGTAAACGTCAGAAAAAGACGTACACCCTCAGCTTCACCAACCTTGATAGGCTTCAATCTACCGACGCGCTGACGACTTTTGAAGTTCTTTAGCCGAATACGAAAATCATCATTCTCCCCAGGCCCGACTTCCCAGCGAGTTTCAGTTCCATCATTAACAAACTCTACAAAAATCGGTATACCGTCGAATCTCATTCTAAAGCTTGGTCGTGAAACATGAACCACTTGCGAGCCGTATAGCTCCATGCCATCCATTTCCACTTCAACGTCAATCACAGAATTGCCCTCAAAAATGGCCAATTTTTAAAACTTCAGTTTGAGGTATTTTCGTGCCCACAGCAATCGACCTGTTCGCCGGCCTCGGCGGATGGAGCACCGGCGCGCGCGCCGCAGGCGTCCAGGTTCTCTGGGCGGCAAACCACTGGCCGGTAGCCGTTGAATGGCACAGCGCCAACCACCCCGACACGCAGCACGTTTGCCAGGACTTGCACCAGGCTCGCTGGGAACAGGTGCCGGCACACGACATCCTACTGGCCTCGCCCTGCTGCCAGGGCCACGCGAAGGCCCGCGGCAAGAAATCGGGCAACCCTGAGCACGACGCATCGCGCTCGACGGCCTGGTCGCCGGTATCGGCCCTGGAGTTCCACCGACCACAAGCGGCGGTGATCGAGAACGTTCCGGAGTTCACCGACTGGGTTCTCTACCCAGCCTGGCTGCAAGCGGTACAGGCGCTTGGATATCAGGCAGCGCCGCACATCGTGGACTGCGCCGACCTCGGCGTGCCACAGCACCGCGTGCGGCTATTCATAGTGCTGACGCGCAGCAAGGCCCCACTGATGCTTCAACTGCAGCGCGAGCGGCATGTGCCGGCGAGCAGCATCCTCGACTTCGACGCCGGGCGGTGGTCGCCAATCGAGAAGCCAGGACGGGCCCAGGCCACGCTCGAACGAGTGCGCAACGGGCGCCAGCGCTTCGGCGACCGCTTCATCATGCCCTACTACGGCAAAGGCTCCGGCACCACCGGCCGGGACATCAACCGCCCGATCGGAACCATCACTACCCTGGACCGCTGGGCCCTCGTCGACGGTGACCGCATGCGGATGCTCAGCGCCAGCGAGGCCCTGGCCGCCATGTCGTTCCCGGCTGACACCCTGCGACCGGACAACCACCGGCTGACTATGCACATGGCAGGCAACGCGGTACCACCGCTGGCTGGACAGAGGGTCATCGAGGCGCTGTTAAAAGCGGCATGAGTTCCTCTGTACCCTTCGGGTTTCATTTTGTAGGCAATGCTGGATCCTCATAAATTTCAACGATCCGGTCATGTTGATTAATAAGTATCGTCACCCTACCCGGCTCGATATCACCTGTTACGTGATCGCCTTCGCGAACGACTCTGCACTTCTTCCCGATCAACTCGCCCACACCAGTGGATTGCGACACTGGCCAGGGAGTCCAGTCATCACCTTTCTTTGACCACGGCCATGGGTGCGACCCGCCGCTGTTACCCGATTCTCCACCCATCATCCTGCTCCAGTTCCAATTGGCGTATTGCCACTTCAAGTCATAGAGCAAGCCAGCGAAAACACAAATCCTTAGGTATCCCCATGCCCACAGAAAATCGATCCAGCAACACCGACCCACGCGATGTGTTCATCAGGCTCAACCCGCTCGGCCTGGGCGAGGAAGAGTTGCGCAAGGACACCACAGGCTTCGAAGACCAGCGCACCCACAGCGACTACCTGCTGTTCCTGGCGGGCTACCGCGAAACACATCCAGAACCGCAGCCCCACCCAGAGCCTATAGCCTGGATGGTTGGTACTGCCTTCTGGTGGACCAAAGAAGAGGCAGAGAGGGATGCGGCGGAGACTGGGTTGCCGATTGTGCCTGTTGGGCCGTTGGCGCCCATCCCTGACGGATACTGCCTGATGCCCAAGCGGCTCACCGCCGAAAACGGCGCCAAGGCACTGCTGCTCGGTGAGTTCAAGCTGGAGGTCACCCAGGAATGCCCGGAATGCCGCGAACTGGATGAGCCGGTAGAAGGCTGCGAGATATGCGATGGCGAGGGCGAGTACGGCCAGCGCCACCTCATCCCTTGGGACACGATCAAGTACATCTACAGCGAAGCCGTGAGGGGTCTCGTGCTCAAACCGGAAGCCACTCGTATGCCATCTTGAGATCAGGAGTACAAAAGTACTCCATGCAGGTGTAACCGCTCTCCTCTCTACCTCGAGGCGGCGAGACGATCAGCAGCCGACACACCCTCCACAGCAATGCGGCGAGCGCGTCCTACACCCCATGCGAGCGCCCGGGTCATCGACTCACCAGGCCGAGAATCGAATGCCTCCTTATGTATGGCCATGCCGCTGGATGCGTACACGCCGATGAACATCTGGGTCGTGCCAGTTCGCGACAGGCGCACCTGTACATCGATGAAGGTGCCGTCACTGAGCGTTTCGTCGTGAGTGCGATGGTGCAACGTCGGGTCTGCCCAATCCCAAAAAACATCACCGCGAATTCTCATGCCGCCTCCTACGACCTCGTTGAATTTTTGAGGGTGTAGACGCCACCATAGCGAAGGCGAAGCGGTTATCAACCGCAGCGGGAGATACTGAGAACTGAATCGGACAAGCGGCGATCAGTCTGGGTCCGCGGGCTCAGGCAGGTGCATCGTTGCGGCAAAATTCATCCAATCTTCAAAGATACGTCGGTGCTCGTCGCAATCGGAGCGCCAGCTGGAGGAAGACGTCACACCATACACAACCTGACTCATAGTTCGAGCAGTGTATGTATCGAGCTCTCGAAGCAGTTCGTACGCACGAAACTGTTGATCCCTGCTGATAGAGCTCATGTGATCCACCACCGTTGATGAGGAGCGATGTACTCCTCGTGATCGGTGGACACCCTGCCACAGATTAAAGTCACCAGAACTTAAACTTTTTTCTCTAACTGCCGCGATATGGCGGCCAAGGAATCCGCATGCCTGCAAAACAGTATCCGCTGGAGGTGCAAAGCGTCGGCAGCGACACCTACATCGCGATGAGCAAGGGTCACCACGACCTTGAAGTGTTCATGGCCGAAGCCGTCAAAGAACACCCGGGCTGGTTCCTGGGCGGCCCGCAGCACAAATGGTGCAAGACGGTGCCGGATCGCTCTGGCGAGTTCGCGCACCGATACGTGTTCGTCGAAGAAGGGACGCCCGGCGCGTGGCCGGCCACCTACTGCTGGGAGTTTGGCGAGGACTACAAGCGCTATAACGCCGAGGTGCAGCCATGACCCGCCTCGCCCTCTGCCTCCTGCTGCTGGCCACCGGCGCCAGCGCAGACCCACGCGAAACACGAGGCATGCCCTACGTGTTCCAGGTGTTTCACGACGAACAGCGTGCAGTGACGTGCTGGTCCTACTCGGGCGGCCTGAGCTGCATCCCCGACAGCCAGCTGCAGGCCGGCAACCAGCGCCAGCTCTCCCCGCACGAAACACAACCCGAACCTACACCCGCTACGGCGCCTGGGCGCTGGATTGATGAGAGGTATCAGCTGTGAGCAAGTATCGTAAAGGTCAGCTTTACACCCGCCGCATGCGCCCGTCTGACGACAGCGACAGTTGGCGCCTGGCAATGCGCTTGGCGTTCTACACAACCATGCTGCGCAGCGGCGAGTACAAGACAGCCTACGTGCTCTGCCGCCACGGTGTGAAAGGGATAATGGAAGTTGGCCGGAGCCGTAAAGACCTGACTTCCACCTTGTTCATGTCCGGTTGCCGCAATTTCAAGGATATCCAGCGCAAGAGTAAGTTCGGCAACATCGAGCGCGCCAGAGCGGCCAAAACTAATCAGGTAGCGCCATGACCGACCTGATAGAAGTGAGGGTATCCAACCTGACCGGAGCGCCGCTGGACTGGGCTGTGGCCATGGCCGAAGGGTTCAAGACAGATCCCGAGCGCCTGACAAATGTTTGGCTCAACGAAGAAGACCCTACCAGCGTCAGCATCCGCGGCGTCGAGATGGGCTACGGATTCAGACCCTCATCAAACTGGGAGCACGGCGGCCAACTGATCGACAAGCACAGCGGCACCGCTCAGCACATTCCCGGGCTGCCTGCCGATCTGTGTTACGCCGGTGGCCCGGCCGGTGCGGGAGTGTGGTGCTACGGCCCCACGGCCCTAATCGCCTTCTGCCGGGGCCTCGTCAACCACAAGCTTGGCGATACCGTCCAGGTACCTAAGGAGCTGATGCAATGATCGCCCTCGCCTACATGGCCTACCTGATCTACAGGGGGCCGCGATGAACGCAGAAGTCTTCAAATTTCCGCTGAAGCGCCGGGCACACAACAACCAGGTGATGGCGAACCAAGCGGAGCGTAAAAGGCTGGCCGACTGGTTCCGCGAAATCGCCCAGCACATCGAGGGCAACGAGGTGGAGCGCGAGCCGCTGGCAGCCATGATCGTACTCAGCAGTGCAGCAGGTGACGAAGTCCTGCATGTCGGCTACTCAACCGATGCTACCTCACTTGTCCAGGCAGGAAACGCAGCCCGCCAATGGGCTCACCTGACCTTCCAGCGCAAGGCCGGCAACTTCTTCGACCGCCAACGCTAACCCCTCCCCCTACAACTCAAGCCCGCCGTCATGCGCGGGCGAGGATTCCATATGTCCGCAACTCAGCAATTTCATCAAACCGCCAATGACTGCCTGGAGCGCATCGCGGCCGACCTGTGGCCCGAAGCCAAGCTCGCCCTGGTCATCTATACCCCGAACAAGCCTGAGCTCGACATTTTGCTCAAGGATAGCGGCCTGAACGTCGACGAGGTCGTCAGCACTCTGCGTCGGCGCGGTGGCCTGGGCCTGGATGGCAAGAACATCTACAAGCGGCTGCTCTGTGACGCCATCATCGGCGCCATGGTCTTCGGCAAACAAAACAGCAACCCGCCTCCGGAAGGTCATTGGGGCAAAGAGTTCTGGGATATCGGCCGGGCCGAGGGCCAACAGCGCGACGAACTGGTGGCAGCCCTGGAACACCTGGTCACCGTCACTTCGCCCGATGCCAATGGGCAAATAGGCGCAGAGGAAGAGCATCTTGCTTCGCTTGAACACGCCCGCGCCCTGATCCGGCTGCACCGCGCCTGACCACCAACCTGCCGCCACCGGCGGCGTGGAGACCACCATGCAAGACGAAGAACGCAAACCGGTGACGTACGTGTCCGACAAGGTCCCGGAGGAGAAAATGGCCGAGCTGGTCGGTACGACCAAGCGGGCTCTAGAAGGTAAGCGAAGCCGCGGCGTAATACCCGAGGGGGTCTGGAAGAAGATCGACGGCCGGATTTTTTATAGCATCAGGAGATACGAAGCGTGGCTAGAAGGAAGCTGGGGCTACCCGCTGGAGTCGAGTTCATCGGCAATTCAATCCGGATCCGTTTTACTTGGAACGGTGAGCGTCGCTCCGAAACTCTCGCGTATCCCCAAACCGCCAAGGGGATCAAAGCGGCAGCCGATTTACGCGCTCAAGTAATCAGCCTGGCCAAGCACGGCGTTCTGGATGAAAAACGGTACGCCGAGTTATTTCCCGCCTCGAGCTATACAGCGCCATCCAAAGAGCTGATGTTTGGCGAATACGCTCAAAGCTGGCTGAACAGCCTGGAAGTGGTACACGACACTCGGGTCAACTACAAAGGCTTGATGAACAACTATTGGATGCCCCACCTGGCAACGCTGCCTATCAAGGCAGTCACACCAATGGTGCTAAGGAATGTGGTCGCGAAGACGGAGTGGAAGAGCCCGACAGTCAAGCGCGCAGCAATCGCCAGGGTCAAGGCGATGTTTCGCGCAGCGATGTATGACGAGGTAGTAGACAGGAACCCGGCGGCATCGATCCAGCTGCCGCAGAAAAACAAGAAACAGGTCGACCCCTTCACAGTGGACGAAGCAGACTCTCTGATTGAATGGATGTATGCGAATTTTTCCCGGTGCAACCAGGTGTTCGCGGCATTCTACGAGTTTGCCTTCTACACCGGCATGCGCACAGGCGAAATCATGGCGCTGCGCTGGGACGAGATCGATTTCGATAAGAAGACGGCTCACGTCTGCCGAATTGTCGTTGAGAAGCAGGTGATGGAGCGGACCAAGACCAAATACACTCGTACCGTTATGTTGAACAGCCGTGCCCTGGGCGCACTGGCCCGGGCCAAGCAGATCGCACACGACCGGTTGAAGCAGAAGCGGCGAGTCTCGACCGAATCGCCTTTCATCTTCCAACCTTCGGGGTCATCGCCGCACATCACTGTGCCTGAAACCGCAGGCAAGCACTTCAACCACGCTGTCGAAGCGAAGGGTTTCAGACATCGCCCACAGTACAACTGCCGGCACACCTATGCCACGATGTGCCTCATGTCAGGGATGAATCCGGCCTTCATTGCAGGACAGCTTGGGCACTCGGTTCAGGTGCTGCTTTCGACCTACGCGAAATGGCTGAATTCGGCGAACGATTGGGCCGAGCTGGCGAAGCTTGAAACGAGCGTAATTGGTACAAAATTGGTACAAGATTAAATTTCGTTCACCTTGCGCCCTTTAGTCATAAGGCATTCGACAGCAATTCAGCCATACTCCAGAATGCAGCGGTTTTTGGGGGAAAACCCTTGCACAGCCAACGAGATACCAACTTTTAGTGAGCCTCAACGTGAAAACATCCCTGTCCATCCTCAGCCTGCTGCTGTTGCTCACAGGTACTGCGACCCTTCCGTCGACCGCTGCTGCACAACCCCCGGCCCAGGTTCAACGTGACCCGTCCAAGCTGCATCTCGCCTCGGGCAGCGCCTTGCTGATCGACCTGAACACCAACCAGGAGCTGTATTCGAGCCACGCCGACCGCGTGGTACCGATTGCCTCGGTGACCAAACTGATGACGGCGATGGTAGTGCTGGATGCCAAACAGCCCATGGATGAGATGCTCACCATGACCATTGCCAACAACCCGGAAATGAAAGGCGTGTATTCGCGCGTGCGCCTGGGCAGCCAGCTCGACCGCCGCGAAACCTTGCTGATTACCCTGATGTCATCGGAAAACCGTGCGGCCAACACCTTGGCCAACCATTACCCCGGCGGTTACCCGGCGTTCATCAAGGCCATGAATGCCAAGGCCCGCAGCCTGGGCATGGCGCACACCCGCTACGTCGAGCCGACTGGCCTGTCGACGCAGAACGTGTCCAGCGCCCGCGACCTGGCCAAGCTGCTGATGGCCTCGCGCAAGTACCCGATGCTGAGTGAACTGTCGACCACTCGCGAGAAGACCGTGGCCTTCCGCAAGCCCAACTACACCCTGGGCTTCCGCAACACCGACCACCTGGTGAACAAGAGCAACTGGGACATCAAGCTGACCAAGACCGGCTTCACCAATGAAGCCGGGCACTGCCTGGTGCTGCTGACCCGCATGGACAACCGCCCGGTGGCCATGGTGATCCTCGATGCCTTTGGCAAGTACACCCACTTCGCCGATGCCAGCCGCATGCGCCAGTGGCTGGAAACCGGTGCCGCCAAGCCGGCGCCGGCGGTGGCCATGCAGTACAAGGCCGAGCGGCAGAACAAGGGGCGCCTGGCGGCCGAGTAA